TCAGCTTGTTTCATCGTACGCTCTCCTCTTTTCCGTAGTAGTGGACAGTGAACGTATGTTGAGAGTCTGAATACTTTGTGGGTCGTCCGAAGTTATTGAACGTGCCGAACTTCTTGGCGTCGTCGAACAGTGCGCTTATGAAAGCCTCGTCCACATCCCGTAATTCGTATCCCACATGTTCCCCACTTTCGGGATCGACCTTGAAGAAGTAGTAATCTATGAGGTTGCCACGCCTACCTACCTCGAACGCAATCTTGTTGATGCCATCAGGCAACCCATGACATGGCCACTGACATTTGAGGAAGTCAATCTTGTCCTTCCATACCTCAATACGATGAGCCTCTGAATGTTCTGGCAGTACATACGAGAAGATGTCTTCGAGTAAATTGGTTGCAAGCTCTAGCTTGGCCAACGCATTAACGTCGGTTTCGTTATCCATGTTGACTAGCTTCTGCCTCAACTCTGGGTTACTGAGAAAATCCCCAAGCGAGACATGGTTGTAGGAGAATTTAAATAGTTGGCTCAACTCCCCCTTGAAAGTAAGGCTCATACGTGGCCCGTCGCTAGTACGAAGTGGGCGTTGAACTACTTTAGTTTCGTTTATCATATGTCGTCTCCAATTCTTGGTAAGTTTCTGCATTCAGCACGGCCTCGCTGTTCAACATCCTCGATGATCTGTTCGAGGGGTGTGACAGTGATGTTGTCCCAACGCTTCTTGAATTTGTATGCGTCGCAATCCTCTTCGAGATACACATACCGCTCATCGTGGAAAGAGAAGCTGCTGAAATCACTAGGCTTCATACTCATGCGTTCAAGCATGTCCTTCGGTACACGTATCCATCCATGGCCTGAGTCGCTGATGAACAACAACTTGCTATGGTGTTTCATAATCCTAGCCTTCATCACGTCGACGTAGCCAAGCTCGTCCATTAACTTTTCTGCGTATGTAAATTCGTTTGTCATGTGGTGTTTCCTTTCTAAGTTAAGCGTTTAATTTCTCTACCTCTTCGTCTGTCCAGCAGTCAGGACACACAACCTCAGTGGTCGGAAGCCCTTCCTTGCATGTGGCTTCGACTTCGAAGATTTCGTACTCAAGGGTGAGTTCTCCGCACCGCCAACAATCAATCATCTGGCACTCAGCACATTGGTATCCGTGGCGAAGCTGACCTTCTGCGAAGACTTCGGTTTCTGTGTCAGTCGTGCAAGAGATACGATCGACAAACTTGTCGCTACCCCACGACGTGTCTTCGCCGCAAAAGCAACAACGATCTCCGATCTCTAATGTTTTCATGGTGTTTCCTTTCTAGTGTACGAGTTCGCCCCATTGTTCAGCCATTGCTTCTGCAAAGGCGGGGAAGAAACGGCTTCGATCTTCTGATCTTGTCGGACTAGGTGGAGCTAAGTGGATGTCTTGCCGAGCCGTTGTTCCATCGAGAGTGCCAGTCGGCACTAACGTTGGTAAGTTCTGCAACCATAGACAGGTCTTCTTACTCACATTGTCTGGCCCGTCTTCGTCGTGGCCAAACTCCCATGGGTTTACGATCTGTTCATACTTGCGGAAATTTCTGATGCGTTCCTTCGCTCTCCAGTGCATGATCGGGTTCTCGACACAGATCATTGGAACATCTGCATTGAGTAGATCACCGAACAACTCGCAACCTTCGTCGAGTTCTCGCATAACATCCTCGTGTGTCATACCACTGGGTGGATCTTCTGGCTTGAACCACCGGACACCGGAGTTGCAAAGCCTAGTGCATGGTGGATGGCAAACGATGAGCATGTCGAAGTGTTGTGTCGCTAACATGTCACGCACGTCACACTGGAAATGTCGATTGGTTGGTACTTCTGAGGGCAACAAGTCACAACTGAATGCGTTGTGCCCACGTCGAACAAAGGCATCGCGTACCATACCAGATTTCTCACAACCAATCAGTATATCTTTCGGGTTATCCGTTTGCTGGAACATTGTCAGTCTCCTAGTTATTGAGGTTGCCGAGCTTGTACTCACCGCTCTTGATTTTCTTGCGTGTCTCTGCGATACCTTCGTTGAGAAACTCATTTCGATACTTGCTTGTCGTTCTTGAGTAATCCCAGTAATGCTCATCGAGCATGACCTCGCCAGACCATGTCTTGATTGCGATCTTTTGTCCGTAGGACACAAAGCATTCGCCATTAGCGAGGTGCAAAACCATCTGGTTAGCAACTGGCTTACCACTACGAGGACTCCGCATGGGTTCGAATTTCAATGCTGTCGTCGACCTCATGCCGCTACCTCCACGGTACACAGAAACTGGTCGAAGACATTGTCCTCTTCCTTCTGTGCAGTCTGATCGACCAACCAGTAAGCATCGACCTCATCACCGTACTTGTCGAAGTAATGTGCGAACTCGTCAGTCGGATACGACGGTGCAATCGTGGGATAATGGTTATCACGACAAGGCTTAGAGCAGTCGTGGGTATCGACTTCAGCGACGTGGTCGATTTCTATGAGGTTTTCGGTGATGGTATGACGTATGTGTTCGTTCAATTCGCATCCCATGATTGCGTTATTCCCTACCTCTTCCATCGATGTATCTACTGGAACCATGATGTCGATTTCGTCTATGACTACGGCTCTGACGTAGAGTGAAACTTGCTTGTATTTCTGCATGACTTTCTCCTAGCTATGGGTGTAACCGTCAGGCTCAATGCCCAACCACATGTTCCCTACGAAGGGAACCATTAAAGTTTCGTAATCGTAGTCCCGTGCTTCACCAACCAAACCTTGGACGGAGCCGAGGAACTCTCTATATCCTGGCTTAGTAAATCGATCGTCTGCCGACTGGATTCTCTGGAAGACTCGCTTGAGAGCGTGTCGTTGTGCTTGTGTAACTTTCAAGCCGTTTATGTTGGGCATAGTAAAATCCTTCTAAAAAAAAAGCGGCTCCCAAAAAAAGGGAACCGCTATAGGTTTTTGGAGAAACAATTTGGAGAAGAAAATTCTCAGCGAACTATCTCTAAAGAGAAAAGAAAGGCGCGTATCCTACGTGGGATATACCCACCCACAAGGATGGCCAGTCTGATCAAACTTTGGGAGAGGTTCTCGTCGAACATCGGGGATTTCTTCGGCAATCCAATTCACGTATTCGTCGTCAACGTGGGAGAAGTTGTCGTCAGTGTTTAACCAGTCCCGTGCCCCATCTGAGTCCGAATATCCATTGAGCATATTCTCTATCTCGTTATCAGTAGCTGATGCGTGGACTACTATCTCTGTTTCAAAGACGCAGGTTTTCACTTGCGTTACTATGATTTTCTTTAGTGGTGTTTCAAAGCTGTCTCGTTCGTTCCACATGTGTCGTTATCCCTTTCATGCGTCGTTAACCGCCCTACACAAATAGGACGAGGGGAAAAATTTGAAATAAAAGAAAAAAGAAAGTCTCCATTATGGAGACTCCCCAAATTCAACCATCGCTAGGGATATATCCCTAGCGACTATGAAGCCGTGTTCTCGACCTGTAAGGTCGAACTCTTTGGCCACTCTTTCTTGAGCTTCTAAGCTCAAGCCATGCCATCTATCGGCAATGCTTGTTCGAGCTATTACATAGCTCATGGTCAGTCCCTCCCCTCATGTGTGAATGGCCGCTCAAGCACGTCCTCGCCGTGTATGTGCTTGGCCGCAAGCGCAAGGAGCTTGTAAAGCTCCAAGAGGGTGAAACTGACTGCTGTACCTAGTACAGCAATACACCCTAGCATAGCTAGGGTACGGAAAATCTCTGCTTCAAACATAGTTTGACTCCATAAAAAAAGGGGTCTCAAAGAGACCCCTTGTGGTTGTTAACAAAATCTACAATCCTTTGGATTGTAACCCTGACCATTGGATGGTCAGAGCCAAAGCAAGCCCAGTGGACAAGCTCTTTACAGAGCTTATCCAGAGCTTGGTTCCTAGGAACCAAGAGCATCAAGCTTTGCTTGAATGGTAGCTACCGACTTGGCAGCATACTTCTTCTGCTTTGCAGAAGTAGTCGGCTTATTTAGCTTCGCTAAATTAAGAGCCAAACCTTTCTCAAGGTTTGCTTGCTTGGTAGTAGCTTTACTAGCTACTACTTGGTCGACAGTAGCTTTAGCTACTGCTTTCTTGGTCTTCCTCTTCGTTGGAGCTTTAGCTCCATCGAGAGTTGTCTTCGACAAGTTTACAAGATCTTCGATCTTGGCAGGTCGAACATTGTTGTCGATCTTGGCAGTAGCCAAGTCGACTAGAACAGTGTCTGGAGACACTGCAACTGCAAAGCGTTTAGCTTTGCTGTAGTTGACAAAAATCTCATTTTTGTCGTTGATAAATACAATTCTCTTCGAGAATTTAGCGTCGTTTTTTCCGTTTACGGAAAGATTTACTTGTACTGTATTCAGCATGATTTGATCTCCGATCAAAGTTTTTGGTTGATTTGGCGAAATGCCACTGAAATATCCCTAAAGGGAAGAAGGGGTTTCAAATGAAACCCCTGAGACACGCTACGACTTCGTCGTAGAGTTTGTTCCAATCTTCGATGCCTTTGGCATCGTCCATCAGAGCTATAGCTCTGGGGGCAAGATCGAAACCAATCGGCAATCTCTTCTCTAGAGAGAAGAGATTAGTGACAATAAACAATTGTTTATTGTCGATGCCAATTCCGTCGAACCGACCGTCGAAGGTCTGAAGACCTTCAATACTAGCAATTTGCATTGCTAGTTTACGATCAAGCTTTGCTTGATTAGTCATCGTTTTTCCTTTCGAAGAAAGTAAAGTCCAAACCGAGGTGATTTGGAGTCACCGAAATATCTCTAAAGAGAGTGAAGCTTCGCTTCACATCATGTGTGTGAGGTCTTCGACCTCTGCGAGAAGTCCAATGTCAAAATCATGTTTTAAGTGAAACTTAAAACTTGGTTTGTGAACTTGCTCTTTAACCAGACTGTAAGTCTGGTCGGAAGTCAGTATGCCTTCGGCATACTGGTTAATGAGTCCTCTTAGGACTCTTGCTTCTTTCTTTGTGAGTACAAAGTACTCACAGAACTCCGTAACCAAATCTTCGATTTGTTTTTGTATTTCCATGGTCTTCGTTCCTTTCAGAGTCGACGAAATTGTCACCGAAATATCTCTAAAGAGAAGAAAGCGTACGCAATGCGGAAAGAACGGGACGACCAGTACTTCGTACTGGATTAATTTATTGTTTATGAACAATAAAGCACTGGAAAAAGCATCGAAGATAGCTTCGCTATCTCCGAGAGAGATTTCGAAGATTCGTTCTGACATAGTCAGAACGGTTTCTCGATTTACTGGAGACGTCGAAGACGTTTTAGAGGGAAAAAAGCGTTGGACTAACGTCCAATTTGGCCTGTATAAAACCTTGTTAAACAAGGTTTGCCCAGACATTTCCTCAACTTACGTTGAGACTTCCCCCAATGGCTCTTCGGCTCGTCTCTCTGGACTTTCCAGAGAGGAACTCGAAGAGATGGTTCGACAAAGAAAAGAGAACATCTCTAATGATGATGGGGATTCCCTAGGGAATCTGGGGGTTTCTGCCGATGTCATTGAAAACAATGACAAAAATTAGACATCTTTTCATGCTCTGTTACACAGAGCATGGGGGGGCGGTCTATGTAAAACCCCCATGGCCCCGCGCGACGGTGACCTCCCCTAGCGGGGTGGGGGTACTATCATAAAAAGGAAATCACTATGGGCGAAGTTGTTAAGCTATCTGTTCACAGAAACACATTACAGAAACGTCAGCGCAAAATTACGCGCAACTCTTTAGTTGCTACTGCCAAGCAAGTGCAAAGACATAGCAAAATAGATGGCTACGCCCTTGTCACATTTACAATCACTGACCATGGAACGGTTGAACACAAAGTTCACTACGATGTCCCTACGGCATCTTTCGCTTACGTGCTTCCTCAGATGGCACAACAAGCTTTGTTCGCGTCAATCATAGGGGAGAATGATTAATGAAAATAATCAACAAAGAAGCTGATCGCATACAGTCCGAATGCACCCCAGAAGAACTAGGTCGTGCCCTTCAAGGTTTAGACCTCGAATCAATTCCTCCCCACAAGAAGTGGGAAGCCGTACGCGATCGTCTAAACGAAGTCATGTTGGCCACTACGACTGACCCCCATGAACGCGCCAAGGAACTCTTCCAGAAAGCGGCCACTACATACGGCACCCTTAGACGCAATGCCAGAAAGACAAACCTCATCATATGAGCAAGAACCAGAATGCTCCCGAAACCGGACAGTTAATCTCAGAGATGACTGACGCAGATCTGGCTGATCTGCTTCTACAGGTACGTGCCGCCGAAGAGGGGTTCGAAGGATTCGTTCGCTTGCTCCATCCCGAATGGGAAATCCCTTCCTACCAGCTAGAGTTCATCGATCTGCTAGACAAGCTGGAACGACGTGAGCTTCTGAACAAGAAAGGACAGCCTGTCCACAATCTTCTCGTGAACATGCCCCCTCGCCATAACAAATCCACACTGGCCACGAAGCTATTCCCTGCTTACTGCATTGCCCGTGCCCCGTGGACAAAGATACTCGTATCATCTGCATCAAAAGACCTGGCTGAATCTTTCGGCGCGGAGACCCGTGCCTATCTCACAAGTCCAAACACAAAGCTGGCTTATCCCGATTCTGGTATATCTAAAAAAACTACAGCAAAAGCAGACTGGCTCACCGATCTTGGTGGCCAATACCTCGCGCTTGGCCAATCGGGTAACACAATCGGACGACCAGCCAATCTCCTCATCCTCGATGACCCATATCCAAACAGGCAAGCCGCCGAATCCCCTACTCAACGTCGTGCTATATGGTCGTTCTGGAACTCAGCCCTCTGGAGAAGACGCGAACCTGACCGCGATAACCGCCAACCAATCACAATTGTCATCCATACCCGCTGGCACCCTGCCGATATCACAGGCACTATCCTCGATGGCGAGGATTTCAAGGAGGGGTTCTGGCATCACGTATCCTATACTGCCATCAATAAAAAGAAACTGACCGGACGCCTACCTATACGTCTAGCATTGTGGCCCGAACGGTTCCCAATTGACTGGCTTGAACGCGAAGAACGTGCAGACCCCCGTGAGTTTGCATCCCAGTACCAACAGATGCCATACATTGAAGGGGGCAATCTCATACGCGGTTCATGGTGGGGCAACTTCGACCAAAACGCTGAACACATGCCGTCAATGACTCAGGTAATCATAGGCGTAGACGGGGCATTCAAAAAGTCTGACCTCGCCGACTACTCGGTTGCTCTTGTTGCTGGCCTTGCCCAAGATGGTGACATCTACATCCTAGACGTCATGCGGGAACGCCTAGACTTCCCCGAATTGAAACGCGCATTAATCCGTCTCAACAACCAGTGGAGAGGTCGCGGCCTCAGAGCAATGTACATAGAAGACAAAGCATCTGGCCAACCAGCCCTGCAAGAACTCAAACACCATTCTGGCCTATCTGTAATCCCTTACAAAGTTGTCAACGACAAAGTTTCCCGCGTTAGCGCAGTGACTCCCCTCATAGAAGGCGGCAGGGTTCTTCTTCCCACAAACGCCCCTTGGCTTGAAGCCTTCATCAAAGAGACTGAACAGTTCCCCAATGGCTCACACGATGATCAAGTAGACGCACTATCCATAGTCCTAGACATCCTCGCCCGTACACCACTTCATAATGCAGCCGATTTTTCTTTGGACGCAATGGGCGCGGAGGACAGTCTACTCAAACAAATACAGTCTCACCGCCAGTACACGGACGATCCTTTCAACACTACTAACGGAATAGACCGCCGATCTGCTTCCACTAAACTCTTCTCCCGATCCGATTATTCAGCCGCGCTAGGTGAATAGGGACGACACTTACCTCAAAAGAAAGACAATCGTGCCATGGTAGAGCTTACATCCCCCACTGCTTCAGCGCACATTCCAGACGACGGTATCATCGTTGATCTGTCTATGTATGCGAACAAGCTTATGCAGAACGAAGACATCTCGATGGATCTAACAGACGATCAGAACAATCGTCTCGTCGAGTACATTCGCGAAATAGAGCGCATGTCCTACTCCCGTATCTCCCGAAGATACGACCATTGGAAACTAGCTGACCGTGCCCACGACGTTTATGTCCCTGCCGACGCTACTCGTTTCCGCGAGAAAGCAGTCATCGCTGACACCCGTGCCATAGCAGACACAGTCCTAACCTACTTGATGGCCGCACTAGGCGGTCGTAACCCAATGTTCCAACTCGAAGGTCTCAATCGTAAATCCCGTAAAGCCGCCGCTATTCTAGAACAGGTACTCCATCAGCAAATGCGTAGAACCGCTGGCGAGGCACGACTATCCCAACATCTCCTTGACTGCATCCGTTATGGATTCGCACCCACCAAAGTAACATGGGATGCCAAAACCAATTCTAACCAGATAGCAAACTTCGACCCACGTCGCGTCTTTCCCGACCCTCGCGTCCAGTGGGGAGATTGGGAAAACATGCAGTACTGTGTCTTCACAAGCACAGGCTCCTACGACGCCCTCGTCCAAACTGGCCTTTACCCTAAGCTAAAGTCCGACAAAAAATACCGCTACAAAATGACGTCCGATCAACAGGCATGGGAAGCGCACAGGTGGCATCAAGAAGAAGGTCGCGGCCTGTCTATAGACCCGCTCCAACCCAACGAAAGATCAACTGGCCGTTCCAACTCTAGCTTCTTCTCCCTAGGAAACAGCCGCATAATCGACGAGGCATGGATCAAACTGGCGGGATACCAAGTTAATCTGCCAAACGTAGACTCAATCTGGATGCTCGTCACAATAATCGACGAGAGCTTGGTCATACGCTGTCATCTCAACCCATATGGCCGACAGTTCCCCGTTGTTATTGGCGGTTTATTCCACGATAGCCACAAGACATACGCTCAATCACTGTATGATCTACTTCTACCCCTACATGACATAGCAACATGGCTCCTACGTTCCCGCATCGACAACGTACAGGCCGCAATGAACAATCTCATCTTCGTTGACCCCACGAAAGTAGCCGTGAGCGACCTCATCGACCGCAATCCATGGGGCATAGTAAGGTCAATGCCTGGACAAAATCCAGGTGATGGAGTTTTCATTGCGAATGTTCCCGATATAACGCGAGGACATTGGCAAGACATAGGCGCGTTGTCTGAAATGAAACAACGCCTTTCAGCCGCGTCAGACGCGCAACAGGGAATGCCAAGCCAAGGCTCTGATAGGACGACCGCCTATGAAGTACAAAGATTAACCCAACTAGGATCACAACGCCTTGGCGTTTTATCCCGCATAATATCTGCCACATCCATCCGACCACTCGTGCGAATGTCCGTTGAAAACATCCAAGACAGTCTCGCATACAATGGCTCCATCCGAATGAGCGCAGATAACGCCAGCGAAACCCTAGCCCCCATGATCGAGGAAGGTTACCTAGACTACGACGCGGAAGCCCTACAAGGAGACATCGAGTATCTCGTCGTAGATGGCACCCTCCCGATCGAACCCAGCCGCTCCCCACAATCATGGCTGAACGCAGTCCAAATAGCATCCCAAGCTGGGCTTGGTATGGAACTCGACCTCAAGTCCATGACACTAGAAGCTGTTCGCTCGATGGGTATATCCGACATAGACAGGTTCCGAATCCCACCCGAACAACTACAGCGTGATGGCCCCTCTCCATCTCAGCAAATGGAACTCATGGAAAAAGCGAGAGGTGCGTCTGTCCAGCCCCAAGAACAGATCGACCGCGAACTTGAAAAGGGAAACATCATACCCATGCGAGGACAGCAATGAGCAAAAAAGTCGAAGAGGCATTAGCCTCATCAATTCCCCCGAAGGTCAGGGAATACATTAAGTCAATCATCGACCCTGCTCTCAAAGAAATGGATACCCGCATACGACAGCAAGCGGAGTACATGAAAGAGACACGAAGGATAATGCAGGGGGAAGCGTCCAGTTCCAAAGCACGAATAACCAACATGGAACGTATGCTTGACCTTCAGCCAAAATCCAGAGCGATGATGCAACAGCTTATCGCACATTTTAATGAGGACGACACTAACAGCTAAAGCGGATACCAAAACGTATGGCAATTACGCGACCCACTGGCGATCAATTACGATTCAACTCTTCGGTAAACGGGGAGATAATTCTTGACGCCTATCTAGAATCCGCAGAGATGGGTGGCCGTACGCTTGGCGACCTCATGGCAGACATCTTTGATAGCTCTGGCGAGTACCGCTCAGACCTATTTCAATTCCGAGAAGACCCCTCAAATGTAGGCCATTTTCAAGTTCGTGTGGGGAGCTTCACAGATCCAAACGCTGGCTGGGTAACAATAACATTCACGAACTTTGCTTCCTATGTAGCAGACGCCCTTTCCTACAAGAACGATGCAGAGACTGCCAAGACCGCCGCCGAAACAGCGGCTAATGCCGTAGCCCCTATAACTTCTGCACTACCAGCCATCAACACCAACGCAACAAATATAAACGACATCAACACAGTCGCTTCCCAAGCTTCGGGCACCATAAGCATTGTACCCACAGTTGCTTCCAGTAATTTTGTTATAGACGGTACAGCCAACAAAGCCCTCACAATGAAGAGAGGCTACATATATTCGTTCGACGTTTCGGACTCTAGCCATACAGGTCAAATACTGGCCTTCTCTTCCACAACAGATGGAACCCACACAGGCGGGGGCACAGAGTTCACAGGAAACGTCACTCGAACGGGAACTCCTGGTCAGACAAATGCCAAGGTTGAAATCTTAATCAACGACAGCAACCCAACTGCATTTTTCTACTACAATCAAACAGCATCAGGATACGGCGGGAACATCACCGTCAAAGACCACAACCTAGAGACACTCGCTAATATCTCTGGCAAGATCACAACCACTGCCGATACGGTTGCCCCCTCAATCGATGACATTGTTGCCGTCGCAAATGCCCTGTCAACAATAGCCAATGTAGCCGCTCAACTAACCCCTATAGGAAATGTAAACACAAGCCTCACAGATGTAACTAATGTAGCAAATGCAATTCCAAACATCACTACACTGGCTCAGTCCTCAAACATTACAGCCGTAAACAATGTCAGTGGTGCGCTAACTCAAATTGGAAACGTCAATACAAATCTTGCCGCAATCAACAATGTATCTTCCAATACCGGAGACATAACCACACTAGCAAACGGAACAAATCTCGCTTCAATCGGAACCGTGGCTTCCGGCATCGCAAGCGTTAATTCCGTAGCTGGCAATCTCACCGCAGTGATTAATGCCGCCGCAGACGCAATCCTGTATGCAGTCAATCCGCAAAACCAACAATTCACAGACAGCGCGGGAACAACAGCATTCTCAGCACTCCACTACGCAAACATGGCCGCTGGTGCTGGCCAAGCATTCACATCAATGGTCGGAGATGAAAGAACCACCGGAGACGTTACCGACATCGTGGCAGATGCTGGAACCGACACACTCACATTCAGAGGGCTTGGTGGAGCCAAGATCCGAACAGACGCAACCAACGATGACATTTACATCGACAGCCGTGCGGTCGCTATGGCCGTAGCATTGGGGTAAACCATGCCAGCATATGAGTTTAAGAACCAGACATCTAACGCCATAGGCACTACAGCCGTGGACGTTTACACCGTACCCTCAGCCAAGAAATCCATTCTGATCGGCTGCTCTGTGACAAACACAACTGGGGCATCTCTCCCCATTGAAGTGAAGCTGATCAAAGCTGACAATACAGAGATACATCTATCTGTTTCTGAACAAGTGAAAGGCGGGACGACGCGAGATTTCTTGAGTGGTAAAAAGTTGGTTATGACTGCTGGAGAAAAAATAAACGTAAAGAGCAAAGTCGCGTCATCACTCGACGCGGTCATCTCTATTCTGGAGGACGTTGATTAATGTCTACCATAACCATGAATGCTCTACCGCCAAACAACGACTACCAAGGTCTTACCTTTTATGGATTCAAACTAGGTACGAATGGAAATCTTGACGTTGAACTAATCAATGACGGAAGCCTGATTAAAATTCCTGATCCCGACAATCAGTCTTCCGCTGATTACAAGCATTACATGTGGACTGAAGATACGCTGACCTTTTCGTGGGGAACCAACGGACATCTGAAAATGGAGATACTATGAGTACGATAATGGACTTAGGGAAGCTACGCTTCTACTGGGCTGGCGATTATAACGCCGCTACAGAATACGAATCAAATGACATCGTACGATATGGTGGTAACGTCTTCGTATACATCTATGGATTAAAGACCGCTGGTAACCCTCCCACTGACACAACCTATTGGGCCAAGATGGTTGAAGGCATGAGCTTCGATGGCGTCTGGGCATCTGGCACAACATATCAAGCTGGAGACAGTGTCACCCACGGTGGTGTTGTCTACATAGCAAGTCAAACCACAACCGGAAACACGCCGCCAAATGCAACGTACTGGTCAGTATTTGCAGACGGCATACAATGGGAAGACGCTTACAACAACGCGACGGGATACCAGAAGAACGACGTAGTTTCTTACGGCCCATCAATATACATTGCAAAACAAAACACAACTGGCAACCTGCCAACGGACACAACATACTGGGATAAATTCGTAGAAGGCATCAGCGCATCAGCCGTCTACAACGCGGCAACGGCTTACGTTCCAAATGACCTCGTTGCTTACGGGGGTAACATCTACCAAGCCATTGCAAACACAACTGGCAACTTACCCACCGATACATCCAAATGGTCGATCTTCGTGGCAAGCATTAATCCACGAGGAAATTGGGCAACCTCGACCGCCTACAATGTCAACGACCTCGTACAATACGGAGGTAACACCTATCGCGTTCTCATATCACACTCATCTGGAACTTTCGCAACCGACTTAGCCGCCTCGAAGTGGCAGAAATTCACGGGAGGGATCGAATGGAAGGGCACATGGGCTACGTCAACTGCGTACAAAGTAGGCGATATTTTTCTATACGACGTAAGTTCGTACATTGTCATTGCGGATCACACATCCGCGACATTCGCTGGGGATTCAGCAAATTACGAGCAACTAGCAGTTGGTGCAAACATAGCCAATGTGGTGGGGCAAAGTGGTAAATTCCTTACAACCAACGGAACGATCACACAGTGGGCCGAAATCCCACCAGCAACCGAACAGACGTGGCTAATCAAAACAGCGAACTACACTGCCGCTGTCTACGACAGAATTTTCGCCAACACGTCTGGCGGTGTATGGACACTCACACTCCCTGCATCTCCGACAATTGGACAGTGGGTGCAAGTCAACGATGTATCAGGCTCATGGGCAACAAACAATCTGACGATTGCGCGGAACAGTACCAACATGATGGGCGGGACAACCAATCTGGTGGGTAACGTCGCAAACTCGTCTTTTTACCTCGTGTTTTCGGACGCGACAAATGGCTGGAGAATAGTGTAAATGGTTAATCTTTCAGACTTATCAACCGCTGGGGGGTCTTCTGACTCCTCGTCTTCGGGAACGACCAAAGTACAACTAGGTTACGGGGGAGCGGGTACTCCCGCTCACTATGTACTGCAAACCCGCAACACATCTTCGGCGGGTTACGGGTTCACGTTTTACGACCAAGACTTTGGCTCTGTCGCTTGGGGCGGCACTGCATATTCCACGACAGAGTATCAAACGGTGTCGCACTGGCAAAATTTTCAAAGCGGTACATTCACAAACGAAAGTAATTTATGGCCTTCTTACAGCGGCTCTCAAAGCCAAGTTTCCTCAAGCAGTGGAAGATTTTTGAATAGCTTACAGCATAGCCAATGGGGTGGCTCAGCTAATGTTCGTTTATATTCAAATGGCAGTGTTGGCACACGCATAAGTAATAACCCCGACCACGTTATGCAAGAGATGAAGGCTGTTTTTAACTCCGATCACTCAAACCGTAGTATCGCGTACCAAATCAGTAACGCCAAAATAAAGGCGGTTTCAAACGAGGGCTTTGCGTCAAACAATAACTCAGTTCACTTCCCCAACACAAAGGAGTGGTCAGTTCCTGGGATGACCACCACATTGAGGGGAACAGCTTCATATAACAAATCCCTTAAAAAACTTTTTGTTATCCGAAGCTGGTCAAGCACTAACGCAACGTACAACTGTTACAGCAATGTAGACTTTGACAAGTACCCAAGTCCATACGACGCAATGGAAGACTCAAGCGTAACCGTCGTTACTGGTCTGATGCAAGTTCCTAACATGGGAACCTCTTATTCCGAAAGCACTTACAGCTTTGTCCCTGTGTTATGCGACGATGGCACCCTGTGGGGGGCCACTATGAATCCACACAGTGGCCTACAACTCTGGGGCCGCACCTCTGTTCCAACGGCAGACGGAAATTTTTCACCAGCCTATGTAGGGCAATTGAACATAACAACTTCATACGGAGCGGAGCAAGGTTATCAATACGGGCGAACAATGATGGAAACCCGTGACCGAACAGGTGTCTTGGTGGCATGTCCCTACTACTACTACGGCTCTGGGTGTATGGCTTTTTGTTTACCTAGGAGCGGCTCATCAACAAACCACGCATATTCTCAGGTGTCTGAAGCTAACTCTAGTAGTGGCTGGCAACCCATGCCTTGGCGCGATTCTGGGTTCTGTTTTTACTCCGCGGGGAATGGGTACTCGAACAACTACAACGGGTCATATGTGTCTTACTTCATGTCACAGTCAGCAAACACCACCGCTGGAGGGTTCAATACGACTGGCAACAATTCCGCAAAGCGCATCTACCTACCCTACTGGGGTTTGCCAAACACGACAAACTACCCTGGCCTAACCAAGGTCACTGATTACGATATGCTTTCCTATAACCACGGAGCGCGATAACATGGCGTTTATTCCAAGTCCAGCTAGTACAGGCGGCGGCGGCGGCCTCATAAAAACGGGATATGGTGGATTGGGTTCACCAGCTAAATATGTGTGGCTAAGTACCTATGGGAACCAAATGCATGCTTGGTATCTTGACCAAGATTTCAACAGCATGGCCCCCCGATATAATCAGTTCAATCAAAATTCTACGCCATCCTCGTATATAAACCCTCATGGCGGGTATGTTTATTTACCACAAAGCAACCAAAACTACGCCAATGCTGGGGCAACGGGTTACGGACAGCACTCCAACCAAAACAGTACCAACCAAATTGGCAGTAGCAATGCTTTCCCCCCGATGTCAGCGTCAATGATGAGCAACAAAGGGAACCCCTTTGTCGGTCACTACGCTAGTGGCTCATGGTGCGACATGATAGAACATGGAAATGGTTATGGTATTACCTATAGCCGACACTACTTCAATAGCGACCACCCCGACAAAAGAATTAACTATGCTATGTTTGGAGCCACAATTCGGGCAAAAGACCTCGGCTTATCATCCCAAACGAACCACGACACAGAAGCTCACGACGCAGATGGAACTGTTCGCCAGCGTCTAGACCTGTTAACTGGTTCTCTTGCACCGACATTTACGTTCCATAATAATCAAAACCACAATGCATCGTACAATCATAAATTAAAAAAACTTCTTGTTTTCTCAAATAACGGGAATAACGCATTCAATTGCGTTATTTACACAGGCATCGACTTCGAAGCTAACCCCAGCCCGAAAGCCGCGTTTGCCGCCGCTGGGGTAGGACGAGAAACTCCTTTTTCAATAAGCTTACCAAGCTGGGGATTAACGAATAACGAAACACGGTATAACCTTCATATGATCCTATGTAATAACGGCGGCATACGAGTGGCCTCATGGCAACAAGCAAATGGATTAAGGGCGTGGAAATTTGATCCCCCCTCTGATGGATCGGCTGTATCCCCAACATATTTGGGGGGAACGACTGGAACAACGTCGTATGGCGCGGATCAAGGCACAGAATACGGAGCGTCGATGATCACAAGCACAGATGGCAAGACAGTCTGCATAATGGCCCCATACTATTATTATCATGCGGGGTGCATGGCTCACTTCCTCGACAAAGTAAATTCAAATTCAACTATCTCCGTAATACAAGACACGCAATCTGGCGACGTAAGATATGCGGTTCCTTACCGAGATGATGGCTTCGCTTTTTTCCAAGGCGGGAACATCTACGCAAACAGTTCTGGCGGTGGGTACATATCCCAGTGGGTTACGAGAACAAGTTCCAACGAAACTGCTACAAGTGGAATTAACAATCTCAAACACACCACAAACCCAAGTCAAATGTTCCACAAATTCCATGTGGAAAATACAACAACTTATCCAACACTGTTTCAATGCACGGACTACCACGCTCATCCATACAACTACAGCGCACGATAGGAGACATCATAATGGCCTATAAAGTATATTTCATGCCCAACCCTGACGATGAGGATAACCCTATCCCGCAAGTAGCGGAATGGGCTGACGACAGCCACATCGAGTGCGTTGCCTCATTCGCTGTTCCTAAAGACGGCTCACGTCACGCTCCCCGTTACGAAATCAAGGACGGCAAGCTCAATGATAAATACGGCTCAAAATCTGATGAAGACGTATTCGCGGAAGAACAAGCGGCTGAAGCCGCTCTCGCAAAAAAGATTGAAGACGACATCAAGAAAGCGGCGGGAGAATAGGCATGGGAATGATGGAAGACAAAACCTACATGGACATGTTGAAAAAATCCAACATGTCTAGGAACAAAGTCATCAAAAAAGGTTCTGAGATTGCCATGATTGGTGACGCCAAAAAGAAGAAGCCAAAGGGAAAAATTAAAACAGCGTGAGCATCACAAACGCCGAGAGGCAATTAAAACAGATACGCCAGCTTGCGAGGAGTCCAGGTTGGAAAGTTATCGAACAAATTATGCGAGATGAAATCGTCACACTGGCTTTATCTACAGCCAAGAACCCGAATAAGACGCTACAGGAAGCGGCCTATTATGCTGGCTGTTTACAGGCGTCTGAAAATCTTCTCAACATTATCCCAAACCTAGAAGCAAAACTACAGGGTTCAGCCCATTTAGAATCATGGGAGAAACGGGACGACCCAAACCCAATTGATGATCCATTATCCCTGCACGAACAACTCAACCAACCGCTCCGCTAAGGCCGAGAAAGGAAACACCACATGTCTATGGAACAAGAAGATCCAATCGCACGTATCGCCGCTAACCAATTAGGTCAGCCACCTGCACCACCTGCTCCACCTGCACCACCACCTTCTGCCCCCGACGCAGATACAGCTATGGACAAGGCTCAAACTGATGCGGCCCCAACAACAGCCGACGATAAAACCAACATGGAGCCTATCCAAACATTTAAGGTAATGATGGACGGTGTCGAGCAAGAACTCAGTGCCCCTCAAATAGAAGGGACATTCGCTCGATATAGAGATCTCAACCACAAACATGCACAACGAAAAGATATGGAACCATTCGATAACATGGTTTCTAAGCTTGCAGAGTCAGGTAAGCCTCGCGCTGAGATCATAGGAAACATGTTCGAGTTAATGAAAAAGGGCATGGATAAAAATACAACAATGGGTGATGACGGCGTTCCCTCTGCACGTCCAGCCGAAGATTCGATGCCCTCCCAAGATATTGGCTCCGAAGATCCATACGAAAGATGGACGCGAGAAAATGATCTCTCCACTATGCCACCTGGATTCAGAGAGCAACAAGCTCAAATAGCACAGATGTCCCAACAAATGGGAGCATTACAACAAATGCTTGCACCCATTCTACAAAATGCACAAGGAACCGCACAGAAGGCTGTTCAAAGTCAAGAGAAGGCAAATCAAATGAAAGTAGATGCTGCCAAAGATCGCATAGCCGCGAACATGGATCGTTTAGCCGACTCGCTTGGCCTTACAGAAGAAGACGCACCCATGTTCAACGAATACATAAAGGAACGCGGTTTTGGCTTCCCTGATTTTGAAGATCCCAACCTTCTTAAAATGGTATTGACCGATTATACAAATGCCAAAAACGGCCCCGAAATGGATCGTCTCCGCGCAATCAACGAGCGAAGACAAGCCTATCAAGGAACGATGGTCGCTTCCCCTGCTGATGGAGCAAGCCCTGCCCCATCTGGTGCAGATGAAATGATTAGCCGTCTTGCCGACAAGCAGTTCAACAAAAATTCTGGGATGGCATAAATGGCAAAGCAAGGTCTCTACGCCAACATTCACAAGCGAAGGAAAGCGGGTAAGAAGCCACGACCCGCTGGCCATCCTGACCGCCCTTCAAATGCTGACTTTGCCCGAAGCAAAAAAACAGCAAAGCCGCGCCCAAAAAGGAGAGCCTAATGGCTACCCCTAAAGGCAAAGCGAAATGCAAAACAACATCAAAAGGTAAGAAGGTTTGCTATGGCGCGAAGGGAGCGAAGGTAGCTCCGAACACTGCCAAAGGGGATGCGTATTGTAGTAGGTCATATGCCCAGCTTAAAAAATTTAAAAAGGCGGCAAGCAACCCAAACAGCCCCCTTCGGCTTTCACGCAAGCGTTGGAAATGCTCTGGTAAACGAAGCGTAGCCTAATGCAAACACGAAAGATGTCTCTCTTCGAGGCTAATCTCAACGCTGGCATTGGCCTGATAGTATCCTACCTGTTTACTTATTTGGCCTTACCCATATTCGGATTGCACCCAGATCCATGGGAAGCTGGCTACATAACAGCTTCTTTCTTTTTTCTATCGGCAATTCGTAGTTATATCCTTCGAAGAATTTTTATAAATTTCTTTTGAATAGGGACGACCGCTCTCAAAAAAACCCTAAAGTAAACTTGTCAGAAGCTGTATATGCCGCGATAGCCGCTATCAGTACCGCCCAAGACACGCCGCTGAAGTCATAGTACGTGACCATCCGTACGTTTCTGATGCTTGTTTTTGCAATTTGAAACCCGTAAAGGAGACTACCCATGCCTACAGGCATTCAAGGTCTACGCGGAAGTGGTGAATTTTCTACCGATTTTCGTCCGACCAACTATCGCTCCCTGTATACGCTCTTAGAGCCAAACGGAAGCGCACCCTTTAACGCTCTGCTTGCCATGACCACTGGCGAGGCCACAGATGACCCGAAAATTAATCACTTTCGTGATGAGATTCCCGAACGCGTTGTAAAGATAAACAACGGTGCTGGGTACAACGCGACAGCTACATCAATTACGATTGATGCAGACGTTGAAGTTGGGTTCTTAACTGCTGGCACTCTACTTGCTAACGCAAGAACTGGTGAAATCATGCGAGTGACAACCGATGCTTCTGGCACAACATTAGCTGTTGCCCGAAACCTTGGTTCTTCTGGTTTGACGATCCTCGATAACGACGATCTATTTGTGGCTGGTTTCGCCGCCGCTGATGGTTCCGACGTGTCAACGGCAGTCTCGTTCGATCCAAGCGTCGTATTCAACTACACCCAAATATTCCGTACACCTTTCGCAGTGACTAACACTTTGAAAGCAACGTATCGAAGAACAGGTGACGCTGAAGACGAATATGCAACGAAAGCTCTCAAGCTTCACATGCAAGAAATCGAACGCGCAATGTTTTTTGGCAAGCGACACATCGAGAACTCCTCTGCGTACAACGAAAGAAGGTACACTGGTGGATTGTTAACATCGATAACCAATGTCACAGATGGAGCAACTTTCTCCACACCTGGCCAGATGACTGAAGATGAGTTCGATTCAATGCTCATCAACACCATCTTCGCTTTCGGCTCACAACAGAAGCTTGCTTTTGTTGGTTCCAAAGTGGCCGCTCACTTACAGCGTTTCGGAAAATCAAGGTGGCAACCCACCGTGGTCTCTGGAACATACGGAGTGAACGTGACGAGATACTCAACGATGGCTGGGGATTTGATGGTGCATTTACACCCTCAATTCCGACAGGTTCCAAACATGGATTCTGCAATGGTTATCGTCGATATGCCACATGTTAAATACCGATACTTAGAAGGACGCGATACGCAATTGCTTCGTGACCGACAAGGTAACGGTGTCGATGGAGTGATCCATGAGTACCTATCTGATTGTGCGCTAGAACTTACACAAGACAAAGTTCACACGTACATTAAGGGTTGGTCAACAACCGCGTAACATGGATGGGTGGGCTAAGGCCCACCCTTCTATCTAGGGGAAATTGAATGAACGAAATGGGGAAACTCATTATGGGAGGGTTCCTCCCAGAAGGTGTAGAGGTTTGCGAAAAATGCGGAGTGCTTATGCGTCCCGCTGATGAAAAACCTCACTACGTTAATGGCCACCTTCAATGCAGATGCGGGAAAAACATAGACGAATGTTGTCAAATGGAAACCGCGAACGAGTTACACAGCTAATGCTTTGGGTAAGGATCATAGAGATGTATGGAAAGAAACGAAAGCCACGTAAGAAATGATGAATTGCTGGTTTTGCGGCCCTGACCAACAGTTAATCTGGGGAGGCGATTTCAACTTCGAGGATTATGGTTTGGAAGGGGATGGCATAATCGCCAACCTGAGTTGCCCCAAGTGCGGCTCATATGTTGAAGCCAGAACAGGCATCGACGAAGAAGAAGATGAATGAGATAGCCAACATCAACCAGATGTCCATCGACATGGTCGCGCTGATAGCCCCACTATTAGCTCTCACCGTTTCCATTGGCATAGGACTTTGGGTCAAAGACTCTATGGACGCTTTCATAAAAGGACTGACCTTCCGCATGGCAACTGCCTTCGAGGAAGGTTCGTTCGTTTACATAGACGGTGAAGCCGCGACAATTGTCAAAATAGGATTATTCAGAACTACCTTCCAGATCAATAATGGCAGAGGCGTCACTTGGCGTTTCGTTCCAAACCGACGCATTGAGTACCTCAAAATTGAGAAGGTAGTGAACCAAGCAAAGTCAGACGATCATTAGGGACGACAGCCCCCTGTAAACACGCGAAAAAGATCTATGAAAATCACGGAGATCTATAATGAATGTTTCACAAGGTATGCGGTCAGTCCAATCCTCAGATGCAGAAGTATCAATCCGAGACGAGGACGCCCGAACAGAACAAGTAAAAAAGAAAGTAGCAAAGAAAACAAAGGCCAGCCAATCAACCTCCTCGTCTAAAGAACTTGTCCTCATGTCAACAGAATCTGAAGGGCAACGCTTCAGCATAATCCTAGATTCAGAAACCCATATAACAGGCGTTCGCGCCCAAGGTGGTTACATGATGTTTCATGTACCCGAAGAACTTCGCAGTCGAGTAATGAGACACACATGGATCACTGAAGGAAAACTTGTGGAGGTTGAATGAGTACGACAAAAGTAAGCTCTACTGACCATCTAACTGTAGGCACGAGGGAAGCTCCGACAGACACTCGTCTTGCTCCCCACGTATTCCAAGGAAGCCCAAACGCTCCTTTGGAAAATCTTGTTGCCTTAGCTCTTCGCAGATACGGAGACTTTAGCTCACGCCGTGTCACGGGGGATGTCGTCCTTATGATGATCGAGATGGCTAATGAAGTCGTCGAGATGATCAATTCTCACCCATATAACGACTCAGTTACAGCAATCGAGTACTACACCTCGCAAACAGATGTACGAGCGATAGAAGATGCAATCATGGTTCGCGGTCTACTGGCCTTGTACGCAGAGCAACAGGCATCCGAAAAATACCCAAACTCTCGCATGGAGTTTGCCAAGCACTTGAACAGCATCCTCTACAATCGAAAGTATAAAGGCACTGTCCGACATGAGTTTGTGCCCACAGAGAACTCTGATCCCATGCGAACAGTCAATGGCGTAGACTCAAAGTTAGCGATCTAATATGCGTACAAAGTCTCCATCCCTCATAGCATCCCGACTCTCTGGGTACTATGGTTTCACTGGCCTCGATCGATCGCGACCAGTAATCGGAATGGACGATGGGAAAAAACAACCCCTCTTCACATTAAACAACGCCCATTCAAAATGGACGGGCACAATCATTCGAGACACCGGATTAAAGCTCAGAAAGAAAGTCGAACAGGGTGAAATAGTACACCAAGATTTCTTTAACCGAACTGGTCTTGTATATGCAGTACAAGACGGGAAAAGCATATCTCTCTACTCTGAGCGAACAGGAACCTACCCTGACGCATTCACGGTTAATCAACCTGTAACCAGTGCAACATTCGCGAACCAAACTTTCTTTTGTTCCGCTGGCTTCAACATGATTATGACTGACGGGTTTTCATTCGCAAAAAACAACTCGACAGCAAGACCAGGATTCGCTGTTGCGATCGAGGGACGTTTATACACAGCGGGTTATATAAACGACCCCGCACAAATAATTGCGTCTCGTGTATTCGTCCAAAAAGGAGACGAGGAAATCTTCCTAGATGAAGAGACAAACACAACTACAGCCATACGCGCAGACTTTCTCGACCTCAGCAACGTGATAGGTACAGCCGACGAAATCACTGGCCTCGCAAGATTTGAAACAAACCGCCTCGCAATTTTCACAAACGACCAATGCCTTGTATACAAGGTCGACCCTGACGTAGCGAACTGGCAAATAGACACAAGAGCAAACGTACAATTAGGAGCGGTAGCTCACAACGCAATCTCTCAAGTAGGCTCTGACATAATATTCTGTTCAAGGCATGGCGTACACAGTCTGATCCGTTCCAACGAAAACGGTGTAACAATCGGAACCCGTACAATCTCATTTGAAATAGAAGAGGTCTACAAAGAGTTTTTACGCAAATGTATTGGCCCTCGTTTCGTTTCTTCAACCTACGATCAAGACCTTGGACGTTTACACATATTCTTCCCCATGGCTGATGGGGCACACAAAAGCCTAGTCGCAGAATTTCGAAAGGGTTACGACGCCTTAACATGGTCATCTTCAGATTTAGGGGCGGCTCGATGCGGCGCGTTCCTTGCTGGCTCAATGACGTTTGGGACAACCTACGCCATATACGATCGTCTGGATGAACTCTTCGAACTTTCCCCACAGGACGACATCACAGACGATTTCATTCGCCCACCAATGCTCATAGAAACGCCCATCCTCTGGCATGGTCAGATAGATGAAGTCAAAGAAAGCCGTGCCCTCGTATTGCAAGCCTCTGGAAATGGAACACTGGCTATTACAGCCCACGATGAAGAAGGAAACGAAGTCCTCACAGAGACAATCGCTATCGCAAGACGGGACGACAATCCAGATGGATTCCCGTTAGATGCACTAGACGTTCAATTTCGTATCCCGTTTCAGTTGCGATACAGAGGTATCCAACTCAAATTTGAGTCTACGGATATGGGCGATATAGAGATTTTAGGGTTTGCGATCGAACTGAAAACGAGTAGCTAGAAACGGAAAAAAGAATGGCCAGAATCCAGCAGTTACACCCAGGGAATTACCGAAGCACAGGAAATATCGATGACGAATTTAACTCTGTAATTCGATACCTTGTCAGCGGTGAAAAGGGAGATTTCACATTAGGGGAGTTGATGTCTGTCCTGTTCGATAGCACGGGCAAACTCATAGCTCCCATTGAAATGCGATTGGATGGTTCATCAAACCTACAATACAGGGTCGGTACATACACCGACACAACCACTGGCTGGACTACAATAGTTGCCGCTTCAGAAATCAGAGGAGCTGCGGGAGCCGATTTAGGTACAATCGAAGGCCCACTTTTTAACGGTGGGACTCTATTTACAGCCACATCTGGTCAAACTGTGTTTTCGTACAACCACGAGACTACAGATGACCTCATGGTATTCATAGATGGTATCCTTCAAATCCCGACATCCTACACAGGAAACACCAGCAACAATACCGTTACACTTTCGGCTGGCGCGACTACTGGCCAAAAGGTCTATATCATCAAGCTTCGGGCAAACTCCGTTTCGAATTTTCGAAGAACCTCAGCCACTGCGACAACAAACCAAGCAGTCTTCCCGTTTGCTCACACATCTGACGAAAAAATACTCGTATTCAGAAACGGCCTGTTCCAAACAGAAGGTGGTTCAAATGATTACACGGCTTCGAGCGATCAGAACACAGTCACTTTCAATACCGCTCTAGCTCTTAACGACGAAGTCACAATCCTTACGGTCGAGAATACAGCCAATACAAAAGTATCTGGCCTCGTAACAGCCGACGACTATCTTGATAGCAGTGGCTTCATCCCATATTCCAAACTCGCAATAACCGCTGGACAGATTCCGCAAGACCGCGTGGCTAACCTCGCATCTCTCACGGCAAACAGAGGCAAAACATTCGTCTCAGCTTCTGCTCCCACAGGAGCAGATGCAGTGGCTGGTAATTTCTGGATAGATACATCTACTTCTCCAGACACACCCAAGTTCCACGACGGGGTTCAATGGTTAGACTTCGCGTCTCAAACAACCATACCAACATTTACTGTTACTGACGCATTGAAAGCCCTCCACATAAACTCATCTGGCACAGGCTTAGAGTTCAGAACCGTCGATCTATCCGCATATGTCCCTTTAAGCACAGTCGGGGCCGCAAGTGGGGTAGCCGCCCTAGACTCAACCGGACGACTGGCCGTTTCACAAATACCAACAGTTATGGCCCTAGACAGCTTACACTTCGTTCAGTCTGGTAACACAACGAGTACAACTTCTTTTGTGATCAAGCGCATCTATGGAGAAATGGTACGCATAGACAAGATCAGCGTTAGGACATCGAGCGGGACTTGTGACATCACATTGCAAGTCAATGGTGTGAACGTAGCTGGCTTCACCCCAATCAGTGCATCATCTACACCCGTCGAACAAAACTTGGCCAACTCTATCAGCGTAGACGCTCAAACCGTAAACGCTTCTAAGACCATTGGCTTTGAGGCATCAAACGTCTCTACCGCCGCTGACATCGAGATCGTATTGGCTGTAACAAAGGTGGCTCCTTAATGCCTAATTTCGCTAAACAAATCGCTGGTCATGGGAGATTTGGAGATACGTTAGTCGCGCATCTCACTAAAGCACAAGCCAACACGCTTAAAAAAGCGGGTGGTGCTGGCACGATCAATCCAACTACAGGCTTACTAGAGTTCTATAAAGGAACATTAGGAAACCCAAGGCAGTCAGAAGGAAACGCTTTTACTTCAGCATTCACCAAGGCTGACGGTGGACAGCGAACTGTAGCCGATGTATTCAACAACATATCTAAAATCCAGAAAGATAATGCCCCTAAAAAAGCGGATCAAAATCAAAAGGACAGCGTGTCAAAGCAAGCACTGGCTGTTGCACACATTCTCAACTACACCGTTCCTCATTACAATGACAAAGAAGCTATGACAGGCTTCGTCTACATGGGACAAGACGGTAAAGGCCCACTTCATCCAGACACGATCGCCGAGCTTGACAATAAGTTACTAGACGTGGGGCACAGCGTACGAAGAGTTGTTATTGGTGGTGTCAATAATGATGATACAAACGAAGACATGGCTCCTCGTGATATGTCCATATTTCTACGAGCGATCGGCCCATCTGGACGATCAGGAAACCTCAAGAGAGGCACACCTCTCGTTAGCGAGGAAGAGCTTATGAGAGCGTATCAACAAATCGGGGTTATGCCTTACGAACTTGACGCCAAAATAGGACAAGGGTCATTTGATATGTACGGCTACAACACATACAAAACAGTTGGTAATAAACCTCTATCACTAGCACAACAGCAAGTAACTGCACTCACTGCTAACTACTTCAATGATCTGCTTGCAAGTAACGATGTACGCCAGTTCAAAAGTTCTGCCAACAGCGATGGTACAGGAGGTGCAAATCAAATTAGTGACGGTGGATTGCACGGTCTGGGCATTAGTATAAATGGAGATCCGTCTCACCCATCAACGTTTTCCAACATGCAAGCTCGATTAACTAATGAGATCGGTTTTGTTAACATGTTAAATTCAGTTCCAGCCGCTTTGAAATATGCCTATGACAATCCAGAAGGCCCACCCCTGCGACCTGATTTGGCTAAAGATCCAATAACTGGCGAGATTGCGGATCGAGCAGATGAATCTCTACTTGGAGATTTGGGCGTAAGTTATCAAAGTTTTTCTCAAGCTCTAGCCAGCAACAACTACAACCAATACGGAGATTTTGGCGGCAAGGGTTTTGGTCAAGGGTTTGGCACCGGATTCAATCGTGGTTATTCGATAGGCACATAGGTAGGAGTGTAAGTAATGACGTTCAGTACAAAAATGTTTGGCCCTGCAAGGAAAATGGCTAGACACGGTAGGTTTGGAGACACGATCCTTGCCCACATCAATCCCAAAGAAGCCGCACTCCTTAAAGCTAGAGGTGGCAGTGGCACGATCAACCCAAAGACAGGGGCTATGGAGTTCGCAAATCGAGAAGACTTCGACGCCGACTTTTATCTAGATCAATATCAAGACGTAACTAAGGCTGGCTATGGAAGTGGAAATCCTGATGACGAAAATTTCCTAGATCCGTTTGAACACTATCAAACGTATGGTCGTTTTGAAGGGCGTTCTGGTAACGTCAACGAACAACAAGTGCAAGATCTTGGTGCATACACTGGAGCTTTTGACGAAGATTTCTACTTATCCAACAACCAAGATGTTTCAGATGCTATAGACAACGATCTACTTGGCGGTCTCTCCGCACGAGACCACTTCAACATCTTCGGACAATCTGAAAAGCGCACAACCAACCAACTTCAACAAGATCTAAAAGAAGGTGGCTTCGGTGGACGCTTCGGTCGAAATCAGGGAATGTCATCATATGAAGACAACGTCATTGGCGGCGGCAAAAGTGACCGTGCGACAGCACGAACAAATTTTCTGGGTGGGAATACCACAGGCCGAACACCCGAAGAATTAGCCGAAATGGGGCCATTTGGAACAAACTATTTAAACCAAAATCAAACCAATATCGCAGACAACCTAGTAGGATCTGGGGATTTCGCATACGACTTACTTGGGGGAACCGCAGGTCTTACGGCTCAACAAATTATCGATCAGCTTTCCCCTCGTAAGGACGCAGTCGACAGCGGGTTCATTGGGAACTTTGATCCGAACCTGATGACCGCATACACAAACGACTATACCGATTTCGATAACGACGCTTCAACAAATTTCTCCGCGCCTAATACAAGTAACATCAGTCGTGGAGGTGAGGACATAACACAAATAAGGAACGCCATTCGAGGTATTGGATACGAAGGTAGATTTGGAACAGGAGAAGCTGAGACATATATAAACGACCAGCTATCAGAACTTGGCTTGACCTCTACGGGGGATTTAGCCAGAGACATCAACGCGGTTAAATCACAACAGGGTTATCAAACTAGGATTTCAGAACTTGAAGACGAGTTAGATGAGCTTCTAGCCGCTAGAAATGCTCCTCCTGTAACCACTCAGCCTTTGACAACGGGCGACACCTCAACGGGCGACATCCCAACAGATGTAAGCGTAGGGGTTCCACAGATTGCCCTTGGCTCTAATGCAGATGGAACAATCCCTTCAGCCCCAACCGCTGGACGCTTCAATGATACGACTGGCTTTCCATCGTTCAGAAGAACACGCATCAATCCATTTACGGGGGCACTTGAATACTTGCCCCCATCTACGAACTTCAGAAACGCCTTTTCTCAATCCACAGAAACACGCCCTCGTTTCTCCAGTGGTTTCGGGAACACGATCCGACTATAGGAGTACAAAATGGTATCATTCAGTAACCTGATTGACGGGGCTACAGCAGTAGCAAATCTTGTGGGCGGCTTTTCCGCAAGCAACCGCGCCGACAAAGCGGCTGGCCAATCTGAAGCTTTAACAAACGCACAACTAGAAGCTCTCTCACGACAAGAGGGAATTTTTGACTCAGGGGCAGACGCTCTTGAGATTGCATTATCCCAAATACTTGAAGCCTTTGGTGGGCGTGGCCAATATGATCCCCAATTCGTCGACGATATGGCGTCTCTTCTCTCACAGGAACGAGCCGAGGGAGAAGACCAGACCAAGTCTGAAATCCTAGGGGAACGCGTACTACAAGCTGGCAGACAACAAGATGAAATGCTTAGGGAGCTTGGCATTGCCGACGCCCTGTTCGCGCCTACAGCCGACAATGTAGCTCCACGTAAAGAGTTCGACGTTCGCTTCAATACAAACACCTATGACAATGCCCTAAACAAACTCACTGAGATGTTCAAGGCAAACCTTGATGTATCCTCAGACAGAAATCTCAACGAAACAATGTCCAAGATGATAGCAGACAATCAGCGAAAACTTGGAGGTGCGTCCTCTGGCCAAGCAGTAGTAAATGCACGAATGATGGCTGATGCAAAAGACGAAGCTGAGGCAAGAAACATGCTTACTGCGCTCAACATGGCCACAAACCAGTTAACAGGACTGCAAGGTCTCGACACGAATTTACAGAGCGGGAACATCAACGCGCAAAACGCTAATGTCGCTGGCTTAAACTACGATAAGGCTCTCCAAGATATGCTGTTCAAACAAGCCATTACCTCAGCAGATGCTGGACAGAAATTTTCGCAAGGAGCAGCAGGTGGCGAAAGGTTAAACCAAGCCAGTGTCTTGGGTGCCCTTGCAGGTGTGAACAACTTAAACCAGAACACAGATCTAATAGACTACACAACCGCTCTTAGCACGATTGGTGCAGAGCAAGGTCTGGCAAACAATACGCTCAACACGTTACAGAATTTGGTAACCGCGCCATACAACTATCGTGTTCAAGGCCCACAAGGAATACTGAAAGGTGCCCCAGCCGCCTCAGAAAGTGCAAACAACCTTCTAACAACGTTCTCAACAGCCGCTGGTAATTCATTCAACGCCGCTGGACAGGGCATCGAGAACTTCTTCAAGGAGTCAAACTTAGGAAATACAGATGTCTCGTCCTTCTTCAACTCCGACACTGGCAGTACAATGGCTCCTACGTTAAGAGAAAATGCGACTTATACCGATCCTTGGGGAGTAATCTAGATGCTTTTCGGTTTCTCTCAATTCAACGAAGGTAGACGTAAAGCCCAACAGGATTACGCTACCAAACGTACACAGAACCTTGAACACTACAAACGGTGGCGAGAGCTATTTCCTGATGCCCCTATCTCTGACCATGAGAACCTTCTTGAAGAACTCTCCGGCGGCAGTAACTACTTACGCAACCAGTTACCTTCCATGGATGCCCTCGAACAATACGGGGCACGTCGAGATAAAGAACGTTCAATAAAGGATGCTCAGGTACAAGCCCAACAAGCAACTAGCCAGATAAATTTAAACAACAGCATTGCTAGTCTGGTCGAAAAAGACATTAATTTTAACGACACATATGAAGGGTTAAGCGAAAGAACACTATCTAAATTTACGCCAAATAGTGCTGGCTACAACATTGCAAAACGAACGCTAGAAGAATACCAGCCAACGTTCGAGAACATACGTCGCAAGAAGATGATGACAGTGTCTCAGGAGATAGCCAACAAGCTGAAAGAAGGAGCAAATCCTGACGCACTCGCAATGTCTCTTGGCATTGAAAAATCTGACAACGTTTTCAAGCAAGGCATCTCGCTGTACGACCAAGCACAAAAGGATGACAACGAAGACAAATTCCAAAAGGCTATGACCGCTGTAAACACTAACGAAAACATACAGACGTTATTGCAATCCGGTGACGACGAAAAAATAAAACAAGCGCGAGCTTTGATATCGAACATCGTGGGAAGTTACGGCGTTACAATGACGGCACAGATGCAAGCTCGACTTCAGCAAGGTGCAACCGTCGCAAAATCCGCTGGCTCAATTAATGCGTCAGAGAGTTTTGTAAACACTGCCGTTGGCAACGGTAATTACATGGGCAACATTGCCACTCTCATGCTGAAGAACAAACGCGTGGATGGAACCACAAACATGGACGCAGTCAAGGCTCAAGTCCTTGCTACCATGCCTTCAACCATGTCAAACGACGCCAAGGAGATTGCCTTTAAACAACTCACTGCTCTATCTCGAATAAATATGCCACAAGCAGTGGCTAACGAAGTTAAAAAACTATCAGAGTTTTTCGACATTGCGGATGCAGACACACCAGCGAAACAGAAAGAAGCCGCAAAAAAGATGGGTGTATTCGACCCCCAACTTATTAAACTGGCTGGCGCGAAACTCGCTGAAACAAAGACAGCTAATGATTTGAAAAAAGAAGCTGAAGTTAGAAAGACTACTTTGAATGCCAATACGATTGCCGATCTAGAATCGTTCGACATAGATAAGCGTGACCGAGCAATAACGAAAATAAAGAACGCTTACACACGAAATGGCATAAGCCATTTGTTTGACGAATCCCGTTGGGAAGAAGAAGCAGACTCTATGAACGCGAACGCAACCATTAAAATAACAGAATCTAAATTCAATGAAATCCAGGGGGGAAATAATTTTAAAGGTGCTATCCAGCTTATGAAAGATGGAGAAGCCGAGAGAGCCATAATGCAACTAAATACATCAATTGGGCCTATGATCTCTGGGGATGCAAGACAGGATCTTTTAAACAGGTTAATCGAATCAGCAGAGGGACTGGCTGGAGTGGCGATTAACAAAGACTACGAGTCAAAAATTGATCTCGTAAGAAAATCAGCAGACAAGACGTTCGCCAAAAGACTAGAACTCGCAATCGAATCAGCAAAGGACACAGGACAGACATATGCACAATCGCTCTTTCCAAGTATACGCACCAAAGACGGGGATGATATTAAGGCTATTGAATATGGCCAATTGTTTCAGGCTGAAGTTGTCTCGCGTGGAATCATAGACCTAACAGGAATAGCGCAACAAGCGTTCATAAATGCTGGGAAAGCCGCAAAAAATGAGAAAGATTTCAAAACTAGATTCAAGGAATTGTACAACGCCGCTTACATACAACTAAAGGGAAAGAGTGCTGGGGAAACTCGTACTGATTTCATTACCCAATCGATTGCGGCTTTAACACTGAAACCAGAAGTAAAAGAACGCTTCAACAATAGGGTAACAGAAGTGGGTGAACAAATGAGACGTTTGCCAACCGACTTAAAACTTTTCGGACTACCTAAAACAGATCAAAACCCTAACGGAATTAACGACCCAGCCGAATGGGAAACGGTCAGAAGAGAAGAAATCCAAGATATAGAGGCCAAAATAAAATCCATCAAACGACATTTCATTCAGCCTAACCGCATGAAGTATGGTGCGTTAGATGAGGGAACAGAAGACCTCATTGAAGAACTTGAAAAAGATCTCAAGATGATAAAGAAGATGGAGAACCCTGTTCAACGAAGACTTAATGCCGAAGCGCAATATAGGCAAAGCGTAGTGAACGATCAGTTTAGGCGACAAGGTGGACAAATTGGTGGGAAGACACAAGAGAGTTTTTCAGTTCTAGGAAACACTCAACCTCGATTATACGGACAATAGGGACGACCGTACCTCAGTTTCCAACGATAAATAGGTATCGGAAACTGGAGTACCGTAATGAAATTATCTGAATCAGCTATACAGCGTTTGGCCGACATCAGGTCAAGAGCCGCCCCTCAACAATCTGGCTCTGACTATCTCTCAAACTTCGACCCCAAAACAGTCTTATCCAATCCTCAATTCTTACAGGACGTTCGAGATGTTATGTCATCTCAAGGACAAGAGTTCGCGTCCGACGACGAGATGCTCCAAGAGTTTTTCTGGGAGAGAAACTGGCGCGACCTAAACTTCGGTGCCGCAGTCGGAGGTGATGCTGGATACAACGCAGTAAACCGTGCAACAGATGACATCAAATCCAAGATGGGACGTATCCAACGCGTCTTCGATCAGTACCCTGCATTCTGGCAAGAAGGTGGCCGAGGCATTATCGAAGGTCTAGAAGACTCTGTACCTGCTCTGCTTCTTGCTCCAGAAAATCTGCTTCCAGGTGGTGCCGCAGTCAAAGCTGGCAGGGGTGCGTACGTTGCGGGGAAATCTGCGCTTGGTGCTGGTATAAAGGAAGGTGGTAAGTACGGTTTGATTGCCAGTGCCCCCGTTGAATTTGGACAGAACATTGCCAATCAGCTTACCGATCTTGAATCCGAAGCACAGACTGAGTTCAGTGGGACTGAACTAGCGACAGCAACTGCTCTTGGGGGTGTGTTTGGTGCTGGCGTTGGCGGTGTTATAGGTGGTGTAGCTGGAGCAGTTGGCGGTAAACTAGCTAAAGGTGCCCTACAAAAAATTGGCCAGTTACAAGACAGCAAGGCACAGATGCTCGATGCCGATCCCAACGCAGACACAAGTGCAATAGATGCAGAAATACAAGCCCTTCAACAAAAGAACGAGATACCTGCCGCACAGGAAGCAATTGAAGAAGAAGACTTTGTAGACACCACACCCGATCCCATAGAGCCAGATGAAGATCCTACTATCGACCTCATGGCAGAGGCAGATGCAGAAAAATCTATTGCCCAGAATCTTTACAACGAGAACAACCTTGGCGGTATAGACAAACGCCTCGACAAGAGTGCCCTGAAAGATCCTGAAGTTAAGGAGTCTTTTAAGCAAGCCAAGGTCGCAATGAACAAGGCTGGAATATACAGGCAGGTAGCCCGAACACAAAAGGCAATCGAAGAGATAGATCGTAAACTTGAAACTGAAACAAACCAGAAAAAGCAATACGCGCTTGAACAAGAAAAGATCGATCTCGAAGTAAACTACGGGGCCGTACTTGAATATGTGAAACGTGGACAGGCAGAAGAACTTGAAGACGCAGTCAATACAATGGCTGAGAACCAATACCGGAGAGACGAGAATCAACTCATGCTCGATCTCGACGATCCTGATGCACCGAAAAAAGAGACTGCTGCTGAAACTGATCCAGAGCCTACCGCTCCTGAGCCTGAGCCTGAGCCAGTAGACGCATTGGAAGCACGTTACGCAGAGATGGCTAACGTGAACAATGCAGTCGATACAATCGAGAGCCTAAACCTTGAACCAGAACAACTTGCCTCACTGGAAGACAACCCAGAGATAATGCGTGAAATGCTTACTGGCCTTAATCAAGGTGTGGAAGGATACACCGTACCAGATCTCTCTAAAGTTTTTGCCAAGCTCAGAGGCACAGACGAGCCAGAAGTTCTTGAAGCTCCAACAGGCGTCACTGCTCAGTCTTTCAAAACCCGATTGGCTAAATCGGTCACATCGAAGATGGACTTGGATGCACTCAGCCAAGGCACCCGTCAATCATTTATGACTGACTTAGAAAAGTTCGTAGACCGACTCTCTATCCAGAAAGAAAAGACACCATCTTTCAAGATGATGGACTCTCTGCGTGAGCTTGCCGAACTTGAATACCAACGTCTCATCGAAATGGATGAAGGCCGACGTGAGGGCGGTCAATCATTCCTTGGAAGAGACGACACCTTTTTCAACAACGAAGAAGGCCGTAGGCAAGCTGGCCTTGGCAAAGCGGAAAGAAAAGCTACACGCAAAGACATCACAGAAGCCGCTGGTTTGAAGGCCCGTGCAGAACAGAATAAAGCTGAGAACGAAGCCCTCAAGGGTAAGGATGCTGACGACACTTCCAAATATAAAGACACGACCATTAGTGCCATCATGTCTACAGGTCGCAAACTACCCAATGGTAATCAGCGTTACCGAAAAGGTGACCGTGTCACCTACAACGCAGACACTAAAAAATTCACCATCGAGAAGATGTCAAAGCGACGAGGCTCCAAGGTGGCTACGCCTACTGAAGCTCTTGCAAGTATTGACGACAGTAAGGAATTTGCTGAAGCACTCGTACAACTCGTCTCTGATGGAAAGCTAGATCCATCTGCCATAGGTGAAATACAGGCACAACGCCGCGCACGATTGGCTGGTGCAAAGGAAGAAGTTGCTCCAACCGCCGCAACCGAAGAGGTTGCCCCCGCTGTTTCAACAGATACACCCGTTGAAACGACTACAGCTTCCTCGACCATGCCCCAAATACCTGATGGCCGTGTACATGCCATAAGACGCAAGAATCCAAAAAGTAAAGTTCACAAATACGAACACAGAATGCTTGGCAAGAACCAAACATCCTACGATCAGCTATACGGAAAGAGCGACCCCTCTGGCTGGGAACGTGGGCACGTAAGCATCGACGACAATCCATTCAGAGGCAAGGTGAATTTCGTGCCACTTGGCGAAGAAGCCGTGGAAGATACTGTTACTGCCGCCATAGAGAATCCCCCGCTACCAGCCAAAGACATTCCAACAATCGAGAAGCTCCGACAAGACCCCTTGAACGACGTTAACTACATAGAAGTTGCTGGATTAGAGGGTTCCCCGTTCGAAGAGAACTTGGTTGATTTTGACAAAAGAATTAAAAAGATAGAGGATTTATACAGCGTTCTTCCAGAGTATAAAGCTTCCGAGCAAACGCGATTAGAAGCATGGGGTGCATTGGATAAAATTTTCAGTGCAGGGAAACTAGAAGGCACTAGTGTTTCAGATCTTCAATTAGATAAACAGATGGCTAAAGATGTCCTCCGACGTTTGAGCAATGCCAATAAAGGAATGGCCCCTCAAATTAGCAGAGGTGACCAAGGCGCATACGTGGGAAAAACTGGTGGCATCCAACTAAGTCCTAGCATAAATGGAAGGGATCAGTATCACACCGTAATACATGAAATGTTCCATTGGGCATACATGAATGTCTTAACGCCGCAAGACCGTGGCAACATGCTCAAAGAAATGCGTTCTTATTACGCTCCTGATGGATCGCTGGACTATCAAAAAATCCAAGAGATGTCTCCCTATCTTATTCAGTTTCCAACTGAAGCGAATAACGCTCAAAAAGCGGCGATGGTTGCGACAGGCAAACTAGATCCTATGGAAGCAAAGTACCCAACTCGAAGGACAGAAAGAGACCAAGTGGTTATGAGTCGGTTTAGCCCACAAGAGTTCTTGGCTGGACAATTTCAAATGTACGTGGAAGGTCGGCTACCGTACAAAGGGACACTGCTTTCAAAGATGGGATACTTGCTTGAACGCATAGTAGAACACATGTTTGGAATGAAGAAGAAATCCCCTGTCGATAAAAATTTAATTCCTTATTTCGATAAACTTTACAGTGACAACGCACAAGATTTTATTTCGAGGACAAGCGACCCTACAACCCCAGAGGGTAAATCTATTGAAACCATTATGGATGGGTTCAATAACCAGAGAATAGACTTAGAAGACGCATTTGATAATGTATCCGATGTAGACGGCAGAACTGTTTATGGCCCCTCCTCCAGACAGATCAGACAATCATACAATTCTCTTGATGCTTTAATAGAGCCTGATGAAACAGGTGTGTCAGTTGCATCAGACTTGGTGAGGGAAACAGAACTTGGTCGCGCACTGAATGACAGCCCGACAGTCAGGCAAGAATTAGCAAAGGTTCTTGATGATATAAACATACTGCTTCGCAAGGACGCTAATCCCTCTGGTTCTCCCATATCAAGTCCATTGGATCGTTTAGATGCAGGTAATCGCGTGATTGATGCTTTTGATATGATCGATGAAGCCTTATTCCAAAGATATAAAAGCGTCGAGGGTTCCAACCCACGGCCTGTGGCCATTCCTGTCAGACCAATAAAGCAAGCAACTTCTGGAGAGGGTAAAAGGAATCAAAAACTTCTTGAAGATGTAAGAGAAGCACAGGTCAAATTTCAACAGGAATTTTCAGAGTCAGGTTCAAGTCGAGAAGAGTTAAAATCGATACTGCAAATGGTAACCGAATTTACATCTGGCCTCTCATATCACGGGGGCAATCCATTAGCTGGCTCTGTCCGACGTATTGGTAATCGCACAAGCAATCCCAAGAATAGAAATTTAGTTGTAGGAGAAAAGGCAGAGCGTCTCTCGTTACCAACCAGAGCAACAGCCGCTCAAATTGCAGAGAACCCAGACAACGCTTACTTTGGATACGACAAACGTTTTCTACTCCCTGGCACCATCCAGAAAATCTCCAGAGATATGAGGGCGATGATGGGCTTAGAGGGTAAAGGTACTACCAAAGAAGATGTAGCTATGTATGCCGACATGGACGAACAAACGTGGGTTACCACGGCAGTCAATTCATTTGATGACATGATGGATCAGATGTATCTGGCAGATACAAGACTGCAATTTAAAATTATTCACGAAGACCGACTGCAAGTCAAAAGGGACAAAGCTACTGCCAAGGCCAACAGGCAAAAAGTTGTTGAGAAAAAACGTGTAGAGGTAGCGAAGGAATCTAAAAAGGTCGCAGACAAGAAACCAGTGGATACAAAGCCAACGCCAACCAAGAAGACACGCAAGAAAACCCGCACAAATAAACGCACGAAGACTGCCCCTGCTAGATCTCTCGATGAGGAAATCAGGACAAAGCCTGAGACACAACGTTCGCGTGACATAGGCGCGGAATGGATACGACGTGTTCGAGCCGCATCTGACATCGAACCTGTAGCCATTGATATGGACACAGTGCGTATGCCCGACGCCGAACTTGAGAGTAGTCTTATCAAGGCTCTTAACGACGGCAACAAAAAAGATGTACAGAAGTATAGCTACGAGATGTTCCTTCGAAACAATCCAGACGCAAAGCCAATCTTAAAATTCGAAAGCCCAAAACTTGTTGGCCTTCTCGAACTTGAAGACCTGCACACACGCGGAGTGTCCAGAGTAGAAGGTGTGCCTAATGATGCACCCGAATACATCCGGTCAGTCTTAACCAAGGTCACACACAGAGATCCCGACACACAACGTGTGGCACGAAACTTGGCTCATCGTCTGTTGCTCCTAAGCGATAGCCCAGCTAAAGCTGATGAAAAATTTGACATCAACGGGGATGGGTTCAACGATTTCAGAAACGAACTTCGCTCCCTGTCGAAAGCACTAGTTGGCTCTGGCAAAACACAAACAATGTCTGGCGCGGAAACAGTTGATATGGCCATGCGCTTGGCAATACAAGCAAACCCCCTCACCGACCTCGACGCAAAGATTATCAAAAAGCAGTTTGATTTAGATCAATTCCAAGCTGTTCGCGTTGAAGTCGAAAGAGATATGCTTGGAGACAACACACAGGACATGGCAAACGAATGGTTCATGCGTATGCTTTCCAAGGCTATATCTGGCGAACGGGGAGAAGCTCCGTTCACAGGTAGTGGATTTGAACACCTCAACAATCTTGTAAAAGAACGCATCAAAGACACGAGCTACCTAGTGAATGGATTGATGAGCAGAGGTGATGTTCGCAAAGCAGGTAGACGCCTAACCCTATACGGTGATCTGTTTAAAAATGTCACGCCCAAAGACAATGAGTTACGCATGGTAAACCAAAAGCAATTCATTGGCAGTGGCCTTGGTGCTGATGCTGAGGGGAATCCGATCACTTACTACCACTCTTCCCCGAACACGAAAGTATTCGACGAAAAAGATTTTATCTTTGATGGCTCTTCTGGATTTACTAAATACGGCAAGGGAATATACCTATCTAGGCGTCCAGAAGTTTCTTCGGAAATGTTTGCCGACATGCCCACCCCAATGGCAATGGACAGGATGATGCGAAACGCTACATCAAGTCCCGAAGAATTGGGTTTAGGTATGCATGTAGTTGAAGATTATCTGGAGGTTCGTTCAAATCTTCGTGAGATAGATAACGATTTAAGAAACAACGTTGATTTACCATTCGATGTTGATGGTGTTGTCTATAACCTAATCGAAAAGTCTGAAGACTTGACCAGACAGTTAAAAGATTTTGGCGTTGAGATGTCACCTGGAACCGTTCCTGTGATTGTACGGGCAGAGAATCCTTTAGACATTACAGAAGCTACTAAAATAACCAAAGCCAGCTACGACTCTGGCATAGGTCAAGTAGTCGAGCAACTCGATAGTGCTGGCCTCATCGACATGGAATATTTAGATTCAAAGTTAGCTGGTATGGGGCGTCCCATGTTTGCGAAAACTTTCATGGCACAGGACGTTTACATCAATGTTTTAGACGCCATGGTACAGCAACGTATGAAGACGCCTGATACAACCGATCGCCCTATAGATGTCATAGGTCTCGAAGACCAAATAACGACAAGAGACTTATTCAATGAAGTAGCTGAGTTCATAGGTTTCGATAGCTTGAGAACCACTGAGTACAATTCAAACCTTGAGCAAGGAGGCCGGACTGACTCCTATGAAGGGGCAGTGATTTTCAACTCATCATCTGTCAAGCATCCAGACGCAGAATACTTTGATAGCGATAGCCCATTCTTCTGGGAAAGCCCACAGACTTCTGCACAATCCCCGCAAGGAAAGTTATTCCAGACTCTTGTGACAGACGAGGATGCCACTGCCGCAAACACTGGCCAGTTTTACACTGACGCAGAAGGATTGGGAGCGCATCCATCAGTCGTTGATGCAATGAAAAAGATCGGGGCCAAGAAAGAATTAGCTACCGAAGACTATCAAGCTCTATCCAAATACAACCCGATACGTTTCCTATCCGACAACGCAAAGAAGCTCCGGTACAACAACATGCATTGGTTAGGTAACTGGGCGAAGCCAGAGGATGGCGTCTCCATTCACGACACAGAGAATGCTGACATGGCTAAGAAGGTAATGCCTCTCTTCACCGAAATGAAAAAGTTATCTGGTGAAGGTAAGGTCATGCGCTGGGGCAGAGGTTTAAAATTCTATGGGCAAGCAAGCCAACCAAAAGAGTACAAGAATATCGTTCGTGCATTACGAAGACAGAGTCAAAACAACTTACAAAACTTGACTGCTGCCGAAAAGAAAGTTGCCGTCGCGATACGCTCTCGCTTTGATCTTGAACTACAGGACATGAAAGACGCTGGCATACGCGTTGGCACAATACCTGATAACTACTTCCCACAAGTCTGGAACGTCGAGGCTATCAGGGAAAACTACAGTAAATTCACAAAAGCTTTGACAGCTTACCTACACAAAGAACAGACGACACGGCTAAAGCCCAGTGAATACAGAGAAGTACGCGATCTCCAAGACATCGCAGATCACATGGCCAACACACTCATAGCTGAAGACGGTGTTTACTTGCCGCATCAATCCTCAAAGTATGCAAGGGCGGGTGGTAAGACAGACGCTGAGTATATGAGATTGATCCGTTTGAACGAAGCAGATGGTAAAGGCAAACTCGTATATGAAGACGTCCTAAATTTTATGGAGAAGGAAGGATTCCTAGCAGACGACTTACAATCTGTAATCAGTAAATACTTTGAGGGAACTACCAGACGCATAGCGTACCAGAAGAAATTTGGTACAAACAACCATGGCTTCTACGATTACATACAGGTACGAGCTAACGGCGCGAAGGAAGCAGTCAAGCTTCTATCCACTGATAAAGTCGTAACCTCTACCCGTAAACGATACCCAGAATTTGGCCAAGGTATAGAGAACCACACTGTTCGTATCCCAGAACTACGAGGTATGCGCGAAGACCAAGCTGACATGGCCGTTCAGATTGCTATGCAGAACATAGAGAATGGTGCAGGGGTTCAACAAACGATGAACTATCTGAACGCACTCAAGCCCAACTCTGGCCGTGGCTACCGCCGACGTGTGGAAGCTATCGCCAATGGCCTAGTCGAACATCAAAAATTCGGGAACCTAGAAAAGAAATCCGCGACCGATACCGATCCAGTTGTATTTGCCGAAAACTATTTCAGTATCCTACAGGGCAGACCCGTGAACAACGACGCATATTTCCAGACACGAAGGCGCGTATCGAAAGGTGCCCGTGCATTTAACTCTGTCACCTTACTTGGCTTCACCACCTTGACATCATTCACTGATGTGAGCTTGCCATTTATTCGCGGGGCACGTTTCAGAGATGCAACGAAAGCACTGTACAATTCTACCGTTGGCCCTGACGCAAAACATTATCGTGCGGCCCTCGCTTCTGTAGGTGCATCAATGGACAACATCACCCATAGCAGAATGACTATGTTGTACGGTGGAACAGGCGGGAAAATATCAAACGCTTTCTTCAATGCGAACTTGCTCACGCCATGGACTAACGGCATGAAGGAAGCCGCTGTTGCGATTGGCTACGAGATGCTTAAAGCGAACGCCCGTATTGCACAGGAAGCACGACAGTCTGGGGTCATAGGGCAAAGCAGAAAGTTCCGACAAGCTAAACGAAAGCTATCGCAGTTTGGACTCGGTGATTACGCCGACAACGATCGATCACTAGAAGATGTTGCTCTCTTATACGACGACCCTCGTTTGAGAGCGGCCCTTCACAAGTTTAGCGGAGAGTCCATATTCTCGCCGTCCAAAACAGATGTGCCATTGATCTTTCAAGACCCCATGTCACCAGAGGGTGCGATGCTGTTCCAGCTTAAATCATACCCGCTTATGTATCAGCGTTTGGCATACCGCACATTCAACGAAGCCAAGCGTTGGGTAGTCAATGGCGATGGAGACATTGGCCCCCTCATAAATATGGCAACAATTGGAACCGGATCAGGTGCCCTCGCACTATTGGCCAAGGACATTGTCCAAATGCGTGGTGGTGATGACGAACGATCTTCGGCTCCACGGGAACGATCATACAACAAGATCATGGAAGAGCTTGGCTATGACGCTCGTATCCATGGTGACGACAAGGACGCATTTGCTGGATGGGCCATTGAGAGCATCATGCACATGGGAGGACTTGGTCTGGTTGCAGACGTTTTCTATCAAGCCGCAATGCAAGGGGAGAAAGGTTCATACGGAACCAATCGTATCATGGGTCTTATCGCTGGCCCGACTTACGGATCAGTCTATGACGCAGTCGGCGTGGTTCAAGGCGTAGACTCTGATGGAATATCACGGGCGGCTACTCGAAGTCTTGCTCAACGCATTCCGTTCATCACACGAGACTGGAGAGAGAGCATCATCGACACTGTGGCTCGTGATCCCAAAAACAAAAAGAAGAAGGGTATGAAATCAGGCTTATCGAGTGGACTCAAATAGAAGGGACGACGCATGGGGGAAACATGGGACATTATGGTAAGCGCATGGCCGATCGTATTTGGGTTCGTAACGCTTGTTATTGTTTTGGCAAAAATGCACGGACAGATCGAGGTAATGCAAGAGAAGATTAAAACATTGTTCGAGCTTTGGAACTCAAAAGATAAATGAAACTGCTTCGAAATGAATACGCGACCAAGAACTTCAAGTGGAAGGAACTCGAATGCAAGTGCGGAAAAGGTTGTGGGTTAAACGGAATTGGACAAGCGAGGTACATACAAGATGAGCATCTTCAGAAACTTCAAATACTACGTGACCTGCTTGGCCCGATCAGCCTGTCGAGTGTTTCGCGATGCCCAAAACACAATCAAGTCGTGGGTGGAGTTCCATTATCGATGCATCGGTCGACGATTACGCGACCTGCGAGAGCGGCTGATGTAATCATTGGGCGATACAACAAACATGACATCATACACGCGGCTGAAGAAGCTGGCTTCATGGGCATAGGTGTCAACTATAGAACATTTGTACATGTGGATAACAGGCCCAGAAGGGCGCGGTGGTGAAGTATGGAAATTCTAGGTACGGTAGTAAGCTCCCTATTCGGGAGCGCGATAGGGGGATCGGGGCTTGGACTGATAGGCGCGATAGCTGGCAAAGTTTTTGGATGGCTAGAACTAAAGGAAAAAGCAAAGGTACAACAAGCAGAGAACGCGCACGAACTCGCTTTGATCCAAGCCCAATCGCAGATGAAACAAGCGGAGATGGAGAGTGAGCTTTTAATCTCTCAAGTAGATGCAGACACAAAGCTCAGGACAGCGGCTTATGCCCACGACAGTGCCATGGGTACGCCCCATAAATGGTGTTCGTCCGTACTAAGATTGGTACGCCCATCCATCACAGTGTTCTTGCTTGGCCTAACAACGTGGATCTACTGGAAGGCATACGCCATGGGCGAGATAGATACGCTTCAGATGCTGGCTGATGAAGTAGTATTTATGACTTCTCTTGCCATCACATTTTGGTTTGGTTCAAGAGGCGTTAGTCGATGAAGGTTTAAAGCCTTTCACTAGCCCCTTCTCCGCACGTTCAACGAGCCTGATCGCTTTCTTCTCCGCGTGGGGGAAAAAGTATTTCTGCTTTTTAGTTACTTTATCGTACAAGTCGCAGTTCTCTTGGAATTTTTGCCAAGCTGCACGAGCCACTTGATACCAACCAGGGATCTTTCCATTTTCCTTGTACATCTCTTTCGCTATAGCCAGCACCTGCTTCTCTAAATATGAGTTGCGTCCATCTACGATTAGTCCAGACTTACGAACAATTTTCGTTGCATCCGCGATGGTGCTTATCCGCACGTAGTTCATGTTACTCATTTTGGCCCTCCTACACTGGTCAATCCGTTTTTAATTTTTTCAAGAAACCCTTCTTTGATCGGCTTCGGTTGTGGCATCCCACTCACCCAAAGAACATTGAACCCTTCTTCACACTGGCTGAGGATGTACCCTTCCCTGCCATCGATGTGTCGAACAGAATCACCTTGTTTTATGCGTCCAGATTTCACGTTCCTCTCTCCCTATCCATCGTCCGTAAGTGACTTTTTTTTTGGGGGTCGATCGTCGTTAATATCCCCCGTCCACAAAGCGTGGATCAAAATCCCGACACATGCTCTCACATGGCCTAGGTGTGTAGCCCCGCTCTCAGGATCTACGTCTTCCCTATTCTGAAATTTGAGGAGATGTCTCAGAGCCGCATCAACATAGATGCTCACGCTTATTCTTTCTTCAGCCCAGTTCCATGGCTCATACTTATCTGCACCATGTGCAAATGCTTTCGCTTCCTGTATCTGTGCTTCCGGTGGTATCAATCCTAGACGTGGCTTCTTAATTCCTTGTGCGGTCTTCGGATTTTTATCTGGCAGTTTAGTCTTCTTCATAGATCGATTAACTCCTGTTCTGCTTTCAAGCGTTTGCTCACGCCATACAGAGGAGCTAATGCAAGATATGAATGCGCTACTTTTTGAAGTGCCCCGCTCAATTCTGTATCTGAGAGATTTGGGAAATGCTCCAGACGCATTTTAATTGAGAGGATCTCTCCCTCATGCTTACTTATCTGTGTCTGGTTACGCTCGATCTGTTCCAATAACTTGTCGTACCTATCAAATTCCATCTAACTCCTCCGCTTTCTTGATTATAAATTCCCGTTGCTTTTCTATTTCTTCTCTTCGTTTATTTTTTTCTCTACCGTTTGGCATACGCGCTACTTCTTTTGCTTGTTTCGAAAGCCGTATCCACAACGACCAGATGTCACCCTTCCGTTTGATGACTGCATCAGGCGGCTTGCCCAACCATCCCCATATCGCCCTCTCCTTTGCCCGTTCCCTTATGTCTTTGGCCATGGCTCATACACTTCGTAATCTGCACATGGTTCGTTGGCTTGGATGTGATGCTTGCCGCAATGCCAATGCTCGTCGGGATGCGCTGATGCATGTTTGCAAGAAGCGCATTCAACCTTGGGAGCTAGTCCGTTCCAGCATGTGTCTAACTTGAAACATCCCTTACACCGCCAATCAGTTTTGTAGCGGCGATCATCGACGAGCTTCTCTGCTTTGTTCTGAAGTACTCTCTCAATCTTCACTTTCAGAAAAGCGAAGTCGGTGTCATTAAAATTAATTATCTCGCTGGCATAATCGCTATTGTTTTTGTTGTAGCTAACCAGCATTGTCTTCTTCATCTTGCCACCGCTCAGACCCATCATCAGCATGACCTGCCAGTAGTACATTGGGTGGGATGACTTCACGCCCTTATTCACAAAGCTTGTGAACTTCGCGTGGTTCATGCTCTTAATTTCTAGTAAGGCTACCTCTCCATCATCGAGTTCAATCTGTCCATCAGCGTGGCCAACCACATGACGACCAAACTCTCTGTACTCGTATTGCTTCCTTGTCTTCGGGTCTACCTCTTGCACCCAGTAGCCAGCCTTCTTCAAGTCAGACACGACCTGATCCTCCAGCCTATGCCCCTCTCGAAAGATCCGTAGAAGCTGAGGGCTTGGCTCTGTATTTGGAAACCCGCGCAGACTAAACGCGAGATTGGCCTCGCATTGATGGCCTACTCCACTTGCCCCTAGATATTGTCTCGCTGGTTGGGGTGTACTAGGGATCGCATTGATACGTTCCCTTACGGGATCAACAACCTCATCGTTCATACTGAACTTCTTTACTTGGCAACCTCAGCTTTGCATCGGAACCCTCGTCGGCTACACACATTAGATCTTTGTCGGTGAGATACGTTGCAGTCCAAGCACCTGTCTTTCTGTTTACCCAGATCTGCGTGATATGTCGTCTCACGCTTATGGCCATGAAAACGTTGACCATCTCAGCCGATTTAAAAAGAGCTAAAGCTTTATAGCTTTCTACACACAAAGCAGAGTTAGCGTCTGCCCTCATAGGGACAAACGCCAACAGCATTGCAAAACTAAAAAGGAAGAGTCTCATCTTCATCATCCATCTCTACATGTCCGTTTGCTTGGCCAGACTCAGTGGAGTCGATGACATATGAGTCTGTATCGTATCCGTTCTCTAGTGGTGGTGGTGTGTAGAAGGGGCCGAACTTGGCTGGCTTCACACCAGCCGTTAACCCTTTCTCCCCTGTCTTTGGGTTGTCCCATTTCTCAGGAACCCACATACCCAATGAGTCCTTGACCTTGGGCACTGCAAAGTTTACGCCTACCCTGAGACCTACTAACGATTTTATATCACCAGGATTGTCGGGATTTGAATGGCCACCGTGGACAAGCAAGCTCTTGAAGTCCTTGAGATTTTGCTCGACCGCTTTCTTTATACCTTCATCTTTTTGCGTCGGCCCTCCAGCCAAAAAGAAATAGTGCCATCGCTCAATTTTTTGCTCTTCGGTCGTGAATACCACCGCGACTTGACGACCATTCTTTAGGGTCTTTGTCATCTCCGCTTTTGTCACACGACAGACATGCGGCCCTTCCTTCAATGATTCTTTCCGGTTACCGCTGTAATCTACCGCTACATTTTTCAATCCACTGGTGATCGAGCTAAAATCTAAATCATTCATTTACTTTACTCTCCTTTGGTTGTTGTTTGTTTGGTTTGAGCGCATCAAAATCCGCAGTCGTCATCTCCATTCTCTTGAACAGATCGACGATGTTCCCCGTGCGTTCGACAGGTTTGACTCGACGACGTGGATCGCGGATCTTACCCTGCCACCCGTTGTATTTTTCAGTGACAAGGTAACGCTCTACTCGCACACCTTGGCTCTGGCCTTTGTCGTCTTTGGTTTCATTGCTTGCGCGAACGCCACAGAATACGTTGTCAAAAATACCAGCCAATTGTTTCTGGGTATTCTTCCCTGTAATCATTGGCCAGTATTCTGTGCGGCCATTGTCATCTTCTTGCTCGGTCACTAGTGCAGTCACAAGAACATGCATACGAAAGTCTCGTAACTGCTTAACAACCCCTAACATTTCGCCAGCGATATCACTCCATTTCTCGAAACCATTAGAGTTGTTTTTGTGTTCGAGAAACTTTTCCTTCGTCAACATCTGCGAAGCTTCTGTCAAACTGTCGAGGACAACGCATTTGTATCCGCGCTCTTGAAAATCTTTATTAGTCATAAACATCATCAGATCCTTCAGTGAATAAACACCGTTGGATGGATCGCTTTTCCCTGCCCATGACGTGAACGGAAGGTAGTCGATGTCTACATTGCTGACACTGAGAAGACCTGCCTCACCCGAAAGGATGAGGGTCTTCCCATAGTGTTCCTGTAGGTGGGCGGCTTGGGTGGTTTTTCCCCACCCGTGATGCCCATAGAGAAGCGTCTTCTGTGCATCCCTGACGGTTCCGTCTGAAGTTTTTAAAGGTTCAAACATCCTTATAGCTCCACCGTAACTTTGGCAGGGCCAGGGACTCTCGTAAGCGCAGGGTTAAGTATGTCCTGATCCTCTGGAGCTAACGTGTTGTACACAGATTTCTGTACCACCAACTTCTTCTCGATGTAGTTGGGCAAGATGTCTGTATCATTGAGTTGTTGAGCTAAAAGTTTCTGATCCCATTTGAAATTCTCGCTCCGCTCAACGACAACTTTAGTTGAGCCTACTTCTTTTTCAACCACACCAAAGTCGACAGGCATACCTGCTGTCACTATCGTCTTTAGCTTCTTTACTTTTTCTTTCAGTGTGGAAAGTTGTTCTTCAAAGACTGCTAGGCTTTCTGCATTCCTTAGCCATTCTAAATCTTCGTCACTTAGTCTTGTAGTTGTAGTCCATTTATTTGACATAACTCCGTCATTCATGTGGTGTTTCCTTTTCTTTAAAAATAATGGTCGCTATGACCGACCCAACTAGTTTAGCATCTTTACATAACTTTTGTCTAGCATTATTTCTAAAGCAATGTTACTAATGCTGTTCGAAAAAATAACGAAGAGAGAAGGATGAAGTTCGAAGTGGTAATAAATTACAAAGGTTTAATAGGTGATTGTGGCACCCCTCAAGAGGTAGCCGCCCAGCTTGGCTGTCACTACACGACAGTCTATCGATGGCTTAGAGGGCACCCGCCCAATGTCGATGTACTTTCCAAAATCATAACAAAATTCAATTTAAATTTAGCTAACTATATAATAGATGGAGATTACATTAATGACTCAACCAATGAAGGATCAGCGAGAGAGACTGTATAACGCGGCCATTGAATATCTTGATAGAGGCTGGTCGATCATACCAATCTCTCCCGCACAGAAAACTCCATGGGCACCATGGGCAGAATACCAACATCGTCAGCCGACTGAAGATGAGGTTGAGGATTGGTTTACTAATGGGGTGGTGTCGAAGAACGGTCATGTTCTCCACGATTTCGACCTCGCTGTAATCACTGGCAGTACATCTGGCGTAGTAATCGTTGACGCTGACAACGACGAAGCAATAGCTGAAGCGCAGAGACTTGGCTTAACATCAGAGTGTCAAGTCAAGACACGTCGGGGAAAACATTACTACTGGATACACGATGGCACCGATCAACATAGGCTGAAGGTAGGTGGGCACGTAAAGGCTACCGACTTCAGTTGGCCAAAATTTGATGGTCTGGATTTCAAAGGGGATGGTGGATACGCATTACTTCCTCCTTCACGAACAAGTGATGGGGGCACGTATGAATGGCTGACAGACTTCGATGACCTGCCAAATGATAGGGTCTGGAGAAAAAGAAACTTCCCTAGGGATGTCGCAACCATGACGCCTGTAGATATAGATCAGCTAAGTGCTGGCATACTGCCTGATCTGTCCGGTGTGAAGGCCAGTACTGGCAGAAGTCTTTCACCGGAGGAGGAGATACTGGAGTCTGGTGGTAAAGTTCTGGAGGGTGCCAGGAATTTCACACTCACACGTCAGGTGGGATGGCTACTTAAATACGGCACACTGCCTACAGAACTCATGGACTCTGCCTACGATTTTGTATCTAAGTATATGGGTGACGACCCTCTGCCAGATGAAGAGGTTGAGACAGTCGTCAATTCAATAATCGAAACAGATAGACGCGATAAGCCTTGGCGGTACGACAACCAAGGGAATTTCTTGGAGCCAGAAAGAGAGAAAGTTCCCGACAAAAAACCAACTTTGCAGCCTCTGATTTTTCGTAGCCAAGCGCAAGACATACTCGAATCAATCGGTCGAGAAAACTTTCTGATGTTTCCGATCATCCCTCACCCGACGATCATGCAGATATACGGATTCAGTGGACATGGTAAGTCACTGTTCCTTGGCCATCTTCTATACGCCCTGTCCACGGGACAGGACTTTGTTTCTTTCGAGTGCATGAAACGTGGACGCGTTCTTTATTTAGACTTCGAGAATGGATTGGGAACCATAGCTGAACGGCTTCAGAATTTTCACGACACCTTTGGCCAGCCAGCGGATGACTCTGGTTTCGCGGTTTACTCCCCATCCCAACGCAATACGACGATGATCGATATGCGAACAGACAAAGGTGTGACTGAAGTCATACGAAATGCAGAGGCACATGAAGCTGACGTTATCGTCATTGATACAGTGCGTACCGCATTCACTGGCTTCGACGAGAACAAGCAACAGGATTGGTCGAGAGTAAACGAGATCTCACTTCAGCTTCGCAACCTTGGATATACAATCATAGTTGTTCATCACGCGAACAAGCCCCAGCTATTGGCTGGTCAGGGAACCCAACAAGGAATGGAAGCTGGCTCGACAAACCAATTGACTCCGGTCGAGATTCAAATCCGCATCACGCAGATATTCCCATCGACAGATAAGGGTGTTCAGAGAGCCGAGGAAGTGAGAGGGGTAGTCGATGACAATGGCTACGACATCATCTTAAAAATGAAAGACAAAAAAGAGATGGATAACTTCGAGCGATACAGGCTCAAGACAGCCATACGTGTATCGTACGGGAAGAACAGAAAAGAAAACGAGGCACATCGTACGACATATCTAGGGTTTGGTGAGGACAAAGATGGTCGAGCGGTGACGATTGGCACCACACCTATACGAACAAGGGTGCGTCTCGAAGCGTTGGGAGGTAAGTATACCACAGATGAGATCGCTGACAGGTACAATTTACCCCAGCGTCTGGTCAAGGAATGGTCGGGATTATGATACTATAGAGTATATACAGTGTATCTATCGAGGAAACCTAGCGTCACTTCAGTGTAAGCGTTCTAGCGTCTTGCGAGTATATCCTCTATATACAGCCTAGGAAAATCCTGTCAAGCAAGAGTTTAGTTTTTCGTTGTTAAAGTTGCTATGTATGGTATAAATAACACAACTTTGATAACAACGGGAGACAACCTTGCCAGCACACCCGACCGTCCAAGCGGATGTCGAGTGGCTAAAATTTCATTTTAAAAAACAAGATATGACACTCAAGCAGATGGCTGACCATGTTGGGTGTTGTGTGGATACGCTCAAGCGCATCCTCAATAGAGAAAATATCGCAATTTATACAGCCGCGAAGTACCAGACATCAAAGACCAAGAACGCAGGTTCATGGACACGACCGTGCATGAAATGCGGAAGCAAAAAATCCAGACCACGTTGGCAGTACATCTGTACTCCATGTAAAGAAGCACAACCAAGCGAAAGTCCATACGATTTCTAGACTCACTGGCCGTTCACTCAAGCGTAAAGGTGATGAGTTCGAACGTGAACTAGCACGTTGGTTTAACGACAAGCTGTTCGATGGTGAGGAAAGAGTATCGAGGGCACCCTTATCAGGTGGGGGATTCACCAGCCTAAACGCTGGCGGGGCAGACCTGCTTGGCCTACCCCTCTGTTTTGTGGAGGCGAAGCGTACCGAAAAATTAAATATTAGAGCTGCACTCAGACAAGCAATTGGCAATGTTTTCAAGAGGAAATCAACCGACGTTCCAATTGTCATTACAAGAAAGAACAACGAGAACTTACCTGATTCAATCGTGGCCTTACGCCTATCCGATTTCACGGATCTTCTCACGATCGCCCTGCATGAGCAGGGCTATATTAATAATCGGGACGACCCTCTCCCTATTATAGAGGATGTTCTCCAGCATGATCGATGATGAACAACGCTTGCAAGAACTCCTCAACCGTGCCGCACATGATGGTGCGAAGGAAGCTCTCTCACGTATTGGCCTATCCGACGAGGAAGCGGGTCAAGACATTCACGACCTTCGAAAGCTGATCGATGATTGGCGTTCATGCAAGCGAACGGTATTCACAACAATCATCAAAGCCTCGACGATAGCAGTGCTTGGATTCATCAGTGCGGCAATCTGGTTCAAGCTCGGAGACTGAGCGCAAGTGCAAGCATTGCGGTAAGACGTATCCCTCGCATCATTTCAGATGGGAGAAAAAGGCCAAGGCCATATATCAAACTCGTGAGTGTCACAAGTGTTATCGTAAACGCTTCAAGGGATACAACGATCGAGACCTGCACAATGGCGAGTACAGATTAAAGCGCGTCCTCCGTGATGCAAGGTGGAAGGCAAAGAAACGTGGCTACGATTTCGCAATCACCTTACAGGATTTACTTGAGATGTTTGAAACTCAGGGGGGAAAGTGTGCGCTCACTGGCCATCACATGACACTGGGTTCATCCGATGATCTGGAGCTACGCCGCTACGCGGCTTCTCCCGATCGCATTGACAACGAACGGGGATACACCAATGACAATGTATGGCTCGTCTGCCAACATGCAAACGCAATGAAATCCTCAACCGATCTGGAAGACTTCATTGACTGGTGCAGGGCTGTCACTCGCACACAGAAGTGACATAAACTTTCGGGCACAACTTGGTAAACTTCACTGTTAAAAAAAAATTACCACACAAAAAAACACCCTTGCTATTATCGCAAGAGTGTTTAGTTATTGTGCCGTCAACTTGAAATGTGGTGTTTCCGTTGGCTTAGGACTAGTGAGTTGCGTTATGCGCTCCTAGTCCTTTCTCACATTCGCTATCAATTAATTCATCAATCATTCGTGTCATAATGCGGTGCGCTTCATTCGATCCGATCAACCCGTGCTTTGTTCTTATCTTTGGGATCTGGGCTTTGACAGCTTTGATCATAACAACCTGGCTTTCTTTCCAGCCCTCGTATCTTTTCGCGGCAACATCATCTTCACTGATATTGTTTAACAAATCTTCATACATCCAATTGGATTCCTTTCGGTTGGTTGAACTACCAACAAATAATCCATATTTTTTTCAAGGTGAATAGTGTTAGAGTTTCATCAATGGTGAAAAAAATTCACCACTAGATTGCAAACCTCACGTTGGTAGATCTGTCTGGCGTAATCATAGATCCTTCGCCCAGATCCATGAAGTATTCTATGAGTTCAGACGTATGATCAAACACCTCGTACCATTGTCGTAGCAAAGTTTGAGCGATCATCGTGTCCTTGCGTTGGTTCCTAGCTACATATATGGCTTGCTTGACTAACTCATCTCTCGTAAACATCATACGACCAGCTACCCTGACATAGTACAGGAATGGAGAATGATACGATCCGGTTTTCTTTTCTCTGTTATACAATCTAGACTTGATGCGGCTATCTGTTTTGTTTGCCAACTGTTTTTCTATATTACGAGAGGTACAATCGGGCAGACCCAAACCGCTGATGCCCAAGCGTTCACCAGACAGATCCGTGCCTGTCCACAAGTAGTCCCTGTCCCTAGTAAAAATACAAGCATACGTTCCTTCTAAGATAGCACACTCAACTACTCCCCACATACTGGCTGGGGTATTATCCCGCAGGGAAACCAATTTATTTTTCCGCGCAAAGAGAAGTCCTTGGGCCACACCCGCCAGCCAACTCATACGGTACATCCTTGTCATTTCTGGAACCATATGATTTGTGTAATAGGTCGCTTGATCTGGCAGACTACTCGCCCAGTACGCTCCCTCCCATGGACATTCCGTTGGCGAGAACGAATACCTCTCAGCCATAAGTTTTTCAGCCAACCGATTCGGCTCTGTTATATTTATCTCACTACTACCTATAATAGTCATAGCTTACCCTTCTGAATAATTTATAATATTTTTTTTTGAAAAAATGTAGAGGAACTAAAGTTGCTTAAACTGTCACAACGTTTGCCAACTACCCATCTATGATTGGGATGGAAGCTAGATAAGTTATTGTTTTCCTTTCTATTTTCGGGGTGATGAAGGGGCATAACTGTCACATGACAGCATGACAATGACAGACGTGACATAACTATAAACTCTGCACTGCACTAGCCAAATCATCAGGATGTAACGAGGCATACCTCATCGTTGTCTGGATGTTCTGATGTCCCATCAACCGTCTGATTGTATCTAGTTGATGTCCTTTAAATCGTAACCAACTGGCAAACGTATGACGCAAGTGATACAACGTCGTGCCCTCTGGCAAGTCAGCCAGTTCTCTGGCCTTCTGCCATGGGTGCTTACAGAAATGTGGCTTCTGACTTTGACCGTCCTTGCCTACGATTGTATACCCACCACCAAATTGATTCTTAAAAACGAAGCCGTATCGATCATGCCCTGGTATCTCGTTCAACGTCTCGTAAACAAGCGGATGTATTGGCACACTTCGCTTACGAAGTTGCTTGGTTTTCCCCTTGTAATTTTTCAGAACTAAGCTGCTAGAAGTAAGGTCATTGCGAAGGAACACATCATCCCACTTGAGCCTAGCCAACTCCACTGGCCGTGCCCCTGTATAAACAAGACACACATAGATCGCCAGCTTGTTTGGCCATCTCTCTTTGATGATATCAAGCAGTCTAGTTACTTCATCTTGCGTAAGGAAAATATCCTCAAGATCTGGCTCAGGTAAAGCAACCATAGTCGGTGCGCGATAATCACTGTTGCCACCATGCTCTCTCTCCCACCGCTCCACGTAATTACACATGGCCCGAAATATTCCCAAGTATCTATTCACGCTTGAGTCACTCAACGGTGTCCTTGCAATGCTACGCCAGTGGTCGAATACACGATCTACCTCTACCTTTGTCCTTGGCAAATCCCAGTTTAACAATCCCCGTGTAACCGTCTTCGCCATACTCGTGGTATTCCCACTGCAAGAAGGATCGTTGGTATACACATGGAGCATGTCTTTTACCTTCCAGTGATTCACCCTCGACCAATCACCAATCAAAACTGGCTTAGACTCACGAACACTCTTGCGTTCAACCCGTGTCAATTCCCTCAACTGATATGCCTTAGCCAACACGGGGTTGTCTAATTCAATCTCTCTCAACTTTCTAAGTAGTACTTCGCTGGCCGCATCCTCACACGTAAGACCAGTAGACTCCTGTATCTTTACGCCAAGGTACTCACCCCACAAGCTGTACCGCTTGCCTCTTTTCCGTAACTTTATCATGTGGTGTTTCCTTATTTTAATCTACGTTGAATATAAATCCTTATTGATTGCTCGATCCTCCGCACTCCAGCTTGTACTCCACGTTGGCTTCAGCCCACAGAACCGTTCGAACTCTACGTCTGTGTAACTACCCATAGCTTCTGTATACATTCTGGAAGTCATCAATCGATTCCTAACCGTTATCCCTGTGCCTCTAATGATATGGTCTTGTGCCCCTCTTATGTGGCCCTTCACTGTACTTTCTGTACAGCCCAACCGACTGGCTATCTCACCATTGGAAGCCCCGCCCGTAAGCATCAGCATCACTGCATGTTGCTTGCGACTGAGACGTTCTATCCACTGGTTTGATTCTTGGCTGACGCTTGAGCCAGCGTTACCTCCACTGGCCATTCGTATCAACATATCGACTTGGGCTTCGAGCCTCCCAACTCTTTGCTCTAAGTCTTCGCTTATCATGTGGTGCCTCTTTTCTGTTAGTAATAATGCTAAACTTATTTAGTGTCTATGCCAACTTCTGTCAACTTTCGACGTGCCCCGTTCGCAAACTGCTTACGCCACTTGGGGTTATCAAGTGCCTGTGCTATGGCGTATCCAAGCATAGCCCCGTCAGTGTCACTGTCTGTATCGAACACGGCACCTCCAAGGGTGCCGTTAGGACTCACTACAATGATTGCTCCCCCTTCCTCTAGTACAAGGGTGGCCTTACTCATGCTACTCTCCTCTCATTACTTGCCTTAAAGTTCTCACCCAACAACATCTTCGCAAAGTCATCCATCACCTTGCTGGCAAGAGCATCAACATCCTCCACGACGACGCTTCGATCACACCATCTCCCTATGTAGTCCTTACCAATGCCGACACCGACGACCTCGATGCCTTTATTCTGCATCGTTCTTATCGCTTGCCGTGCAGTGTCCTGACTGTTTGGCTCTCCATCGGTCACAAGGATAATGATCTTCCGATCCGCGTGTCGTTTCTCTAGCCTTGGGTATGTAAGATACAGGGCATCAGTCAGCGGAGTATCTGCATGGGATAGTGTCGTACCAGTGCCAAAGAAGGGAAGGCATTTGGCTACCCGCATACCGAATGGCTTGACTGCCAACACCTGTAATGGGTAGTAACGACTGAAGCCTTTCTCTTTAGCTTGAAGTTCCCTGCATTCATAACTGTTCCAGTTACCTCCCAAGAAAAGCAAAGCCTCATTGCCGACACCGATATTCTCCATCGTCTTAGACAATGCATAACCCATAGCCATGGCACTCTGCATTCTTGGGCCACTCATACTAGACGAACCATCAATGAGTATCTGCACATCAGTATCTATCTCTGGCGTACGTTGGCGTTTCCTAAACACGTCGGGATGCAGGTTGAATGCACGAACGAGACGACTTGGATCTAATCTCCCATCCATGTGTCCACTGTCCCAGCGTCGTGTCATCTGGGCAACAAACCCCCGCTGTATCTTGCGACGCATAACGCTTATCTTCCCACCGACCATCTTCGATAGCTCGACGTAGGGTTTCAGCCCATTCTTCAATCCATCCTTGCCAAACATTTGCTCGGCTGGCGTCTCTCCACTGTACAATGACCACTTCGATTCACCCCCTCCAAGACTCTGCCAGTTACCAGGTTCAAACACTCTGTCCCTGGTTGTAGTGTATGGCCTGTAAATCGCATCCCCTCTATTGCCGTGGCCATGTGGTGCATGGTCAGAGTCATGCCGTGTGATCTGCTCCATGTATGCCTTAGCCTCTATGTTGAAGGGCTTGGTTATATCAATCACTGGCTCGGCATCCCGATCAGCGAGAAGACGGTCGTTGTGCATGTCCTCCCACTCCTTGGCCTGTGTCCTCACCTTGATCTGGCATGGTGCCATGCCATCCTTGTCGTACTCACGCATGGCATCCGCAATCTTCTTAGCCACACTAATCGCCTCTTCCGGTGTCTCAACCGCTTCGATCCAGCTATAGTACTCCCGCAAATGATCCAGTTGATCTGGCTTGAATGACCGCCAACAATGCTTACTCCACTTACCTGCATACCCCTTGGCCTGACCACTGAACCACGTCATCGACTGCGGCCCCATGTAAGATATGGGCATCCGTACATATGAATCGTCCCTGAGTACTGCATCATCATCGTCACTCGCAGTCACCTGTGTCGCAACGATAGCACTGAACGTATCCATATCTATCCGGTCATGGACATCGGATAGGAACTGCAATGATCCCTCGTACTCGGCAAGCCAGAGCTTCTCGATACGACAATCCTCTACAACATTCAGAAGGTATGCATACAACTCGTCTTTGTCTCTCCGTATCTCAGCAACCTTCTCGTGCAAACTCCTTGGCGTAAACATGATGTGGGCACACTCGTGGTGGTAGTACCCACGGCTGAAGCTGATCTCATCATCCGTAAGGTACAACTCGTGCCCGTATATGGCAGGTAGGAATATGACATTGCCATCTGTACAGGCTTCGTTACCCTCGAACTGTACGACAACATCCATCTTGCCGCCTAACATCTTGGCACCCGTAACGATTGCTCGTTCGAATACCTCGGTAGTCATTGGTCTTCTATGCATGTGTGGTGTCTCCTTTTATTTCGACGAATTTTTTACGTTTCAATTTAACAGGGTTAGTATGTGCGTCTTGCCAATAGAACTCTGGCCCACCATGAAATTTTTCTAAGGTATAATTGACCGTCGATCCATCACGATACGTCGCTTCAGAGGCTTCTATCTCTTTTGCTTTTTCAAGTGCATCTGCCCTGCTCGTAGCCATTACTTCACAATATGCAATGTGGTATACTGAACCGCTTACAAAATACTTCTTTTCCTTACTCATGTGGTGTCTCCTTATCCTATCAATGATTGTACAATGGAGCGGTCGTCGTCTTCGGCATACTTCTTGACGAAGTTATTCCGTACCCGCCTTGCCGCCTCTTTCTGCGACCTTGCCTGTACAGATTTGACTTCGTCTATTTGATGCTCAACGCCAAGCTTATCGACTAACCTGTCAACAATCCTTGCTTGTATCCTGATGTCATACTTAGGCATCGTTGTCCTCCTCTGGTAAATACCGAACGTCTAGATGCCATGAGTAATTTGAGAACTTTCCCCGTGTCTCATCATCTCCTTCTAGTATGTCTCCGATTAAACATGCGAACATGTCTCGCAAATGTGGATGTCTATCCAGTCTTGCTTCCATGTCGAATGGTGTATAGTCTTCTACGTCTATCATGTGTCGTTCACCTTTTTGATTGTTGAATAGATTTTCTTAGACAGCCTCAGCTTCACATCCCTGTAGGGATCGTGGATGTACACCCACTTCAATCCCGTCTTGGCCCATACCCAACGATGACCACTCCCAACCTTGGGGATCTCATCTTGCAGAACCATGTGTACAAACTGACAGCCCTTCCACTTGTTGCCCTTTGGTTTGGGCAACCTCTTCTCTCTCGACCACGCCATGATCAACCTCCGAAGTGGGCGTCGATAGCCTCGTTCATCTTGGCTATGTCCTCATCAGAGGCACGACCGGATAGCGTGTACCCGATAGCCGATTTGATTGCTGCCTTATCCTGACCCCACACATCGATCATCTTGGCCACAGTCGTGAGACCACGAGGCGTGATGGTTGTGAGTACCTCGCCCTTGGTAAACGCATCCCGAATGTGGTTGGCTATACGAACGAGCTTGGTTGCAACACTATGCTTGCAGGTAGGAACCTTCGCAGTAATGAGCGCGACCTCTTCGTCATGGTCAAGATAACTGGCCTCAACCCAGACTTGAAACCTGTCGATGAAAGCTTGGCTCTGTATACGCGCACCCTGATAGCACCCATACTCATCACCCTGCCCCTTGGTATTGGCAGTCGCAACGATACGGAACATCGGATCAGCCTTGATTACTCGACCGCCATCCTCAGTGATACGCAACGTGCGACCATCCTCAAGCACTGGCTGAAACGCATACAGGACATCCGATCGAGCGAAGTCGATCTCGTCTGCCTCTAATATGTATGGCCCCTGCATTGCTTGCGGAAGCACACCGTCCACAAACTTTGATGCAGTCACACCGTCTATACTTACGAGGGTGTCACGCCCAAGGAAATCGAGACGTGTCATCTCGCTGTCCATGTTGACTCGCAACGATGGTTGTTGTGTACGTGCAGAGATCTGTTGGATGAGCGTCGTTTTACCAGTGCCCGTATGACCGAAGTGATACACGGGAAGGTCATGCTCCAGTGCATACAGGATCGGACACAAGACATCTGGGTTGAACAGGTAGTCTGGATCAATGTCTGGTACATCTGGATGCACACCGTTTGGCCAAAAGAACTTGGTCACCATCTGCATCATAGGTGCTGGCAACGTAAGGTCACCCCTCCGCATGGCTTCCTTGGTTTCTTCTGGAGCAAACAACTCATACGCTGGCACTCGCTCGGTCTGGTAATCGAAGTCGATACGGGAGTTCATCTTGGCAAGATCCTTGTCACTTGTCCTGATGATCTTGCCACCGTTGGCAAGCTGTTGTTGCAAGTCCTTGATCGTGCGCTGGTACTTCTCCTCGTCCATAATGTGGAGCCTCTCCTGACTTTGAAGAGCCGCCTGTACTTCCTGATCGGCAACGCCCTGGCTAACCATTGGCTGGCCAGTTACTTCGGCTTGCAAGTTATCTAAGTCTGTACTCATGTGGTGTTTCCTTCTTTGGTTGAAATGAAAACGGGGAAGCAAGATGCTTCCCCGATAGTGGTCGAACTCTATGATGCACTTGGATAAGTGTACTCTGCTAACCATTTGTCGTCGGCAGTCACGAGCTTCACTGAGCCATGATTAATCAGGTCTCGAATGTAGGTGTCGGCTGGCCCTTCCCAAGTCCCGTGAGTAAACGGAGATTTAACAGCGACGTTCCATCGAGCGTAGTTGTCATTCTTCTCAGCCGCTGAATGCTTATAGGTCTTGAGAACCCTCCACTCCCATCCACCT